ATGATTGATTTTGGTGATTTTTATCGCGTTATCGCCAAAGGGCCGTTAAGTCCCTGGCTCAATACCCTGCCTTCTCAGCTGACTGCGTGGCAGAAAGAATCCCTGCACGGCAAGTTCAAATTGTGGTTTAACTCCGTCGATCGCCTGCCGTTGTTGCAGCCGGAGCGTCTGGATTTGCTGCACAGCGTCAGCGCGAATATGGAAGTGCCTTTGCCAGCCGGTCAGCGCGAAGGGATTGAAAATCTGCTGCGCAACATGATGCCGTGGCGCAAAGGGCCGTTTTCGCTGTACGACGTGGAAATCAATACCGAATGGCGTTCAGACTGGAAATGGGATCGCGTTCTTCCGCACATTTCCTCACTGGCGGGGCGCACCATTTTAGATGTCGGCTGCGGCAGCGGTTACCATATGTGGCGCATGATTGGCGCAGGCGCACATCTGGCGGTCGGTATCGACCCGATGCAGCTTTTCCTGTGTCAGTTCGAGGCCGTACGTAAATTACTGGGCGGCGATCAGCGTGCGCATTTACTGCCGCTGGGCATCGAGCAACTGCCTGAACTGAATGCGTTTGATACCGTTTTCTCCATGGGCGTGCTGTATCATCGTCGTTCGCCCCTGGATCATCTTCTGCAGCTGAAAAATCAGCTGGTCAGCGAAGGCGAACTGGTGCTGGAAACCTTAGTCATCGAAGGCGACAGTGAACAGGTGCTGGTGCCGGGGGATCGATACGCGCAGATGGGCAATATTTACTTCATCCCTTCCGCCGCCGCACTGAAAAACTGGCTGATCAAATGTGGGTTTGTTGATGTGCGTATTGCGGACGTCAGCGTCACTACGCTGGAAGAGCAACGTCGCACCGACTGGATGACCAGCGAATCACTGGCGGAATTCCTCGACCCGAACGATCCGGGCAAAACCATCGAAGGCTATCCGGCACCACGCCGTGCCTTGCTGATTGCACGCAAGCCATAACCTGCCTTTTTGCCGCCGGAGATTTTTCTGGCGGCATGTGCCCTGTCAATCATCCTCACACTTTATCCGTATATTCTCTCACGCTGCGCTGTACATCCTGCGTTAAAAAGGTCTAACCTTTCAGAAAGCTATCGGGGTTTTCTGGCGGAGATCGTCGTTGACGTTACGGGAGGATGTATGAAGTTCCCTAAAGGCAGCATCGTGAAACACAGATCCGGTGAAATCAAAGGTACTGTCATGAATACTTTTGAATCACAAGCGGACAACGTGTCATATTACGTTTCCTGGGAAGATGGCAGCAGCAGCCTGCATCAGGAGAACGAATTACACTGGGCAAATATCGACGTCGCCATCAGAATTAAAAATTTCTACGAGAAGTAGCCTCCTGCGCTCTATCACAAGCCTTTGTAAATCTTCCTCTCTGTATGCTTAATCAATGGATTGATTCATATCATTTCGTGTATAAACTCGGCAAAACCTATTCACCAGTACGCGAATATTTCGTGGGGAAACCAATGCGCAGAAGGATCCGATTCCTGTTTGACCGGGCCGTGATTGTTTTAGGCCTTTTTGTGATGTGCCTGGTCGTGAAAGCAGGAATGTTTGGCGTGGCATTGCTCACCTGGGGCTGAGCGCATAAAAGAAGCCCCGCCAATGTGACGGGTGACGCGGCGGGCTGTATAATTTTTTACTCTTTAAAATCATTGAGTTATACATTCAACTGTATATTTATACTGTATATTATTGTCGATTATAGAAACGTTTTAGGCTATTTTATTCTCCTCGGCACCCCCTGCAGCACCCCCTGAGGCAGTTTGATATGGCCTATTATAGTATTGAGAAAAGACTCACCGCTTCAGGTGAATTGCGTTATCGCTGCACTGTCGGCGTCAAAGAAGATGGTGTTTATCTTCATCGTGAGAGGAAAACTTTCCCCAAGCAAAGTTTAGCCAAAGCATGGGGGATCAATCGCGTCGCTGATATTGAGCAGAACGGATTGCCACTTACTGCCAAACCTTCAGAAAAAATACTGACCTTGGGTGAATTGATTCAAAAGTACATGGATCATCCCCATGTAAAGTTTGGACGGTCAAAAAGAGAAACACTCAACCTGGTCCTAAGGTCTTATATTTCGTCCATTCCCTTAAACGAGCTAACCACAGCTTCGTATATTGATCATGCAGTTATGAGGCGTACAACCGTACAGCCTTCTACTGCGGCCCATGACATCAATTATATTGGTAAGGCACTTAGTTCAGCCAAACCACTTTTCAATATTAATGTCGATTATGATGCTTTTGTCACCGCAAGAGAAACCATGCGCCAGATGGGGATCATTGGGGCCGGCAATACTCGCAGTCGCAGACCTACGGGCATTGAACTCGACAAAATCATTGAGCGGTTGAAGGAAAAAACGCTCACATCCTATTCAGGTGCCCCCTTCGCCGACATTCTAATGTTCTCCGTATTGTCATGTATGAGGATTGGTGAGGTCACCAGAATACAGTGGTCCGATGTTGATAAAAAAAACCGGGCTGTTCTGGTTCGTGATCGGAAAGACCCGCGCAAAAAAGAAGGAAACCACATGGTTGTCCCTCTTCTTGGTCAGGCGTGGGAAATATTGGAAAGCCAACCTGAGAACAGCGATTGCGTGTTTCCATACAAGGAGCGTTCTCTTACTCAAACTTTTCGGCAGGTCACTAAAGATCTGGGTGTTGAAGACCTACATTACCATGACCTCCGCAGAGAAGGTGCGAGCCGATTATTTGAGGCTGGATTTAGCCTGGAAGAGGTTGCACAGGTTACTGGACACAAATCATTAGACATTCTGTGGAAGGTGTATCGGGAAATCTACCCTCAGTCGCTCCACGATAAATTTGCGTCGCTTAAACTGAAGTCATCGGTTGATCAGTTGAAAATTTAATTATACTGTACATGCAACCAGTGTTATTAAATGAGGTGTTTATGTTTGTTGAGCTGATTTACGACAAAAGAAATATGGCCGGTGTGCCGAACGCCAACGCACTGATCCTGGCTGAACTTACCAAGCGCGTACATGGCACCTTCCCTGATGCTGACGTGAAGGTTAAGCCAATGGTGACGCTAAGCAGTATCAACACGGACGCCAGCAAAGCGCAGAAAGCGATTCTGTCCGGAATAGTGGAAGAGATGTTTGATGATGCGAATGAATGGCTGGGAATCGAATGAGGGGGTTTTATGCACGTTGAATTGCTGATCGATAAAACCAAGCAGCTGCCCGTCGGCGCGGTCGAGGCTTTCAAAGTTGAGTTTGAGCAAAGGCTTGAAAGGAATTACCCGGGCGCTACGTTCAGCGTTCGCCGAGCTGGCAGTGATGGGATGTCGGTGATGGGCGGTACGCCTCGGGATAAGGAGGTGATCGACGTGATGCTGCAGAATACGTGGGAAAGTGCGGATGACTGGTTTCACCCTTGAAATAACACGGCTCTATCTTACTCCCTGATATATCCCCAGTATTTGTATTCTGCCCTTTTCGCCATATGATGCTGGGACAGATTTTCTCCCTGCGGCTTAAGAGACCTTCGCCAAATAATTGGATTATCGATGAAATTTAAATTTATACCCCCAGTTATCATACTGGCGGGTGCTGTAGGGTTTATGGTGTGGTTTTTTGCTAGCGGCGCCGCAACGCCTGGTGGTTGAGTTGCAAATGGAGTGTTAATGTCTATTTACTCAATGATTGGACTGGTTCTCATAATATCATCGCTTGTGAATTTGATTTTTTCTATGTGGAGAAGAGATCAGCAGCAGATAATTCGCGCGCGCTGGGTAGCAGTCCTTGCCATCGTGATCATTATTTTGGATCAGATTAGCGGGTGAGAAACTAGGCGGAAGAAAGATTCGGAGGAATTTTGAGCGAGTTACAAGTCTGGATTGCGATGGCAATCGTAACTGCTGTGGCAGTCTATCTGGTAGTAAAGGATATCTACTTTTTGTAAGTGGTGAGTCGGGTGAGGTCGCAGAGATGCGGCCTTTTTTATTGGAGTAAATCAGGCAAGCATTTAGCCAACAAATAATGCTTGCTTGTATAAAAACACAGTATTTATAATGCAAGCACATTTCACAAAAAGCGGTGCTTGCATATGTCAGAAGATAAAGATAACTCAAAAGCTAAAGGCGGCCTTGCCAGAGCTAAGTCTCTAACCAAAGAACAGCGTTCTGAAATAGCTAAGAAGGGAGCCGCAGCAAGATGGAAGAACAAGCCTCTGAAGGCGACTCACAAGGGTAATTTTAAAGATTACTTTGGAATTAATGCTGAATGCTACATTTTGGATGATGAAACAAAAACACCTGTTGTTACTAAAACTGGATTGGCTAGGCTTTTAGGGATTGGAGAATTAGCTCGTGATATTGACAGACTTCTTGAGTCTCCATATATGCGAGAATATGGTGATCCAGAATTGAGGGCTAAAATGAAAAAAGCCTATAATTTTCAGTATAGTGGTCAATCCAAAAACATCCCTAACGCCCACGGATATGACATCACAACCATAGTAGATATTGGCAAGGCACTCATTGATGCCAAGGCTGCAAATGCACTGCCTGACTCCAGAATCAGCTCCGCAGAGACAGCTCAAAAAATAATAAACGCTTCTGCAAAGTCAGGTATTCGTGGTCTTGCGTACGCCCTTGCCGGATACGAGCCTGAAGCTCAGGAGGTTATCGAAGCCTTCAAAGTTCACGTTCAGGAAGAAGCCAGGGCTTGGTCTAAGGTTTTCCCTGATGAACTTTACTATGAATGGTACCGATTATATGGCCTGAATAAGCCTGAGAAAGGCGGACATCCTATTGCGTTTAGATGGTTCACTGAACGTCATATTTATAAACCTTTGGCAAAAAGCAAAGGAGTTGTATTCGAATTAGCCAAACAGAGCCGAGATGAGAACGGATCTCGCAGTGATAAAATCCACCAGTTTTTATCAGAGATTGGGGATAAAGCATTAAGGCATCATATCGGTAAGGTCGTCGGCATGGCGTCCATGTCTGAAAATAACGAACAGTACGAATCCGGCCTGAAGAGGGTTTTCGGAGAAATAGATTAATAAACTTCCCAACCCGGCCAACGAGCCGGGTTTTTTGTGCCTGTCGTCAGATAAAGCGACCACAGTCACATTTTATCCCCTCCCCTGCCTCCACCGTTTGGCTTACACAAAAATTATGTTCTAGCCTAAAAGTACGGTCTGAGACCCCTCATATCGTAAGCAAGCCTTGGAAGACTTATTCTGCCCACTCTCTCCCGAAAGTGGGCTTTTTTTTTGCTTTCAATCTGGAAAACACGAGGCACCAGACTATTATTAGAAAAGCTGACAAAAGAGCAGCAAGCCTGCCAAGGCATAAAGTATTCCTATCCTTGAATCTGCCCGCCTACAACGCGGGCTATTTTTTTTCCACACAGTGGTGTTTATGTTGCATTCCTCTATTCTTACTATGTGAGGGATGCCTACCTCATGCTCCAGTAATGTTGAAAACTTGTGTTTCGCCCGCTGTCCGAGCGGGCTTTTTTTTATTGGTAAAACATCCCAGAGTTTCTTTAATTACGAAACCTTTTTTCTTAAGCTAAATTCATTAAAACCACTAATATCTCTTCGGGAGCATAGCTCTCGTTCCGAAACTAAATTTGGTGATGTTCACTGGCCCTCTTGCGAGGGCTTTTTTATGACATTGAGATCAGAAATTCGATGGCGTGCTTGAACCTATCTTTATGATGCAGATGAACTACTTTTTGCTGTTTCCGCTCCAGCTGCGTAATGATTGTTTCCACACTCACTATCTTACCTTGTTCAAGGACAACAGCGACCGCATCACCGATCTCCTGACGTATTAACAAATGTTCTTCGTCTGTAAGCATAATAACCTCTCAATTTTCTTTGAGATTATCACACCTATACAAAAATGAAGCTCAATGCTTAAGAGTCAGTTTCTTCTTCGCTGATCACACCATCAACAGCAACTGGCGGCATCAGCATACGGACATCAATCCAGGAATTGGCTGGTACATCCATCGATGCGCCAGCAATCAGATCAATATCACCAGTTTCCTCATTCAGCTTATAACGCTTTTTGAACAGCTTAATTGTCAGCGTGCCATCTTCTGCCTGTTCGCCTTCAACGATTGCTAAATCCCCATTCCCAGCAGGGTCAGCAGGTGCTTTTAGATGCCAGCTGTCCTCTGCAAAACCGAGGCTACCAGCGACCGTATAAACGCCGACATCAACCCGAGTGATAGTGATGCCCCGGGCTTCTTCATTCGCGACCCCTGCACCGCACCATTCAAATGAGTCTTCTGCAATATCAGGGCGAGTACATGCTGATTTTGACTGCACTACTCTGGCCACTGGCGACGCAGCGGAGAGGACACCATTAGAAGCTTTCGTCGTGTTTCCGGTTGTGTACAGTTCGTGGTAAGTCCATGCCGTACCATTCGAATAACTGACGAAGGATCGTCTTAAGTTATACGCTTGAAGTAGTCGGGTCGGGCGCGATCCGCGCTGACATACAAAATAGGTAAAGTCAGTTGTTAAACCAATTTGGGGCATGTAGCCGTTAGGGACATTATAGAACCCTGACGGTCTGCTATGGCTGGCCGTGGAGTCTATCGGTTCCATTATGCTATCACCGCCAAGCCCCCACGCCCCGTTAACCATAAGACGCCCCGTGGTAGCGTCTTGAACACCTGTCTGGCCATCCATTGTGCCCGCGGTTTTAATGCCCAAATTATTGCGGGCGCCCGTGTCACCATTAGCACCGGTACCGCCCTGCTGTAGCGAAAGTGGCGTCGTCAGCCCACCAAGTGAGGTTATGTCTGAGTTTGCCCCTGATGCTGCTCGCCCACCCAGTGACGTTTTGAAATAGGTGATAGCTTCCGCAACCTGCGAGCCAAGGCCATCGACCGAGAGCGCATCTGTTGTCAGAATTGCATACGTGGTTCCGGCTGGAATTGCTGCGGCAGGTACTGGCGACAGGGTTAAACTCGTCGCGCTATTGATGGTCTGAATAGTGAACTGCTGCGCCGGGTTGGTATTCACCAGGATAGTCTGCCCTGTGCGGATCCCCGTGCCTGCTGTCGTCCACGCTGTTCCGGTACCGGTGGCCGCGCCAGCGGTGGAAATTGCGATTGTACCTGCTTTGTAAAGTCCCATTCATTTTCTCCGGGCATAAAAAAACCCGCCGAAGCGAGTTTATATGAGTTTGGTTAAGTTATTTACCGCACGTTGTGCGTCTGAAATTTGTTTTACTAATCCATCGCCAGCCAAACGGATCGCCTGCCTTATACTGGGTCTGATTGGCTACATGGCGCACACCATAAATTTGTACTGACGTTTCCTGCCCGCCGATCATGGCGGTGCCAGTGCAAACGGGTTCCTGTTTTTCAAAGACCCCGGCACACGCCGTTACCATTGCGATCATTCCCAGCAGCACGAAGATTCTCATCATTTTTATGTTCCTATCAACTAGATTAAAGGACATTAACAATGAATATGGTGTGGGGATAAGTGGTTATATAGATCAATTATTTGAGATTGATCGTTTTTAACGATCGTTCTCTTTATTTATTGATTAATAACGTGAAACATCAATTGCAAATATCTGGTCTCTCGAGTTTGAATAGCCAACATTATGTAGTTCTTCACCTGGTGCATCACGCTGACCAGCCCTAATCCGAGTGGATGAACCGTTGTAGTATGCTGAAGTATCAATGGGTGAAGACCATGGGCGTGGCTGTGTTGTTCCCAAAACCCCCACCACAATACCCATCACTCTCGGCAGAACCGCCCACTTTCCTGCAACGGTCTTATCAACGAGATAGCCAATGTCCGTGGTTGACCCAATCGTTCCGTACCCAACCGGCGGATTCATCACCTTTGTTTCATTGGTTAAAATGCATTGCCCGGCAGCGTTCCATATAGCAACGCCCCATTTCGGTAAAGGCTGCGGAATGACGTATCCAAAAATATAAATTGTCACCGTGCCCGGACTTCCGCCGACACCTGATACTGAGTAATTTAGGGTATAAGTCGAATCAACCTTTCTGATATAGAAAAGCGTATTTGCCACCGTGGCGTGGCAGGCAATAATAAACGGCGAAGATGAGTTCACCGGCAAATTGTAGGATCCCCCCGTCGACGGTGTTAAAACAATCTTCTGCACAAGACACATCGGCGTTGTGTCCGGTGTAATCCACGGATTTCCGTACTGATCAGTAAATAGTGCGCCCCAGGTTGCCATTATACTTTCACCAAATAAATGATTAACCAGCACTCATCAGCGGTATATGTCCCGGCTGAATAGTCTCCATTCGCATCGCTGATTGTTATCGTGCCACCAGTGCCAGTAACTTTACGGCGTGATCCAGAATATGCATCACCAGTAATCGGTGACTGAATTGCGGCAACTTTAAATCCTGCCGGCACGCTGTAAGAATACGTGCCGGAAACCTGCCCGGCACTCAAATACACGGTGGCCACAACTAACACCGGCACAATACCGGTGTTATTCGGATTCCCGTTAGCGTCCCAAGTCTGTATCCCCCAGTTTGCCATCAGAAGACCCCAGTGATTAAACCAACCTGAACACGAAGCACACCGTTTTCATCTTTCACGCTGTCCGTAACGTTCGTCGACTTTTTAGCCCCATTACCTGACGTCCCCATATTGATGAACGTCCCGCCTTTATCCAGCCGCCAGCCTGAGACGTTAGCCACGTAGTTAGTTGACTGAATGTAACTACCGATCATGGCATTGGTGATAAACCCATCTTTGATAACCGCTGAGTTCATGATCACCTGACCGCCGTCAAGAACGAACGGAGCCACAGCACTGCTCGCGCTTCCCGTTGAGCCGGGGAGGATTGCAAACCGGTCAGTGGAAAAGAGCACCTGAGACTGTACGGTGCCGGTTTCGTTGCTCAGACCGATCGCCATCCCTGCACCGTAATATGCACCGCCGGAGGTAATCCCGACCTTGATATTGTAGCTCGCTGTGACCTGCCCGGATAACGTGGACACGGCAGAGGCATTTGTCTGAACCTGCGCCTGCGTATCATTCATCTGTGCCGTCAACGTTTCAATCTTCTGAGCAGACGCAACCTCGTTATTGGCTACCGCTTTTGTCAGGGTCGTGACGCTGGCGTCGGCCAGCACTTCTGATACTGCCTGGAACAAATTGGCTTCGGCATTGTTGTGGTTCGATGCATTTACACCATCCAACTGTGTGGCCACCGAACCGCTGATATCACTAACCACTTCACTGAGATTGGTGATCTGAGCGGTGTTCTGCCCAACGGTTGTTGAAAGGTCAGTGATCGCCTGAGCGTTGGCAGTGTCCCCTTCCACCCGCGCAGTTTGCTCGGCCAGAATAGCGGCACTGTTGTCTCCCACGGATGTATCCAGCAATGTGATGCGGGAAGCTAAAGCCAGATCGCCCTCTACCCGAGCGGTTTGCTCAGTGGTGATCGCCGCGGTGTTATTCGCCATCTGTGCGCCAATAACATCCAGCTGCTGTGCAAAGGCGCTGTCGGCGGACGTAAGCACCTGCAGTTTCTGGTAGATGGTCGCAACGTTCTGGCCTGTCTGTGCAGACAGCTCGCGGATCAACTCGTCATTGTCTTTTATGGCAATGATGTTATTCAGGACACCTTCAGCCAGAGAACCAAGGCGGCCTTTCGTTTCCCCGATATCGCTGCGAACGTCAGCCAGCTCCTCCTTAGTGATTGCGTTGTTGATTTTAGACAGCAGATCCTGAGCAAGTTGAGTCTCATTAATCTGCCCGGTGAGGTAAGTAAGAATTGCCTCAGCGTCGGTCGAAGACATCCCGGTAACAAAATCAGTCCAGCCCCCAACGTTACCAATCCTGTCAATGAGCCGGGCGCGATACCAGCGCCGTATTCCGGCGGCCAGTGGCCCATGCTGATAACTTGCCGAAGGATACGGCACCAACGCCAGAAGTTGTGCATTCTCATTATCAGCCGTTGTGGATTGCTGGATTTCTGTATAAGCAGTATCTCCGGAACCTTCCGGAAAGGCCCAGGTTACGTTGATATTGAAAATGACATTGTCGCTGGCCAGCAGATTGGTAGGTGTTCCGGGCCTGCCCACTTTGCCGTTTAAAGCTGTGGAATCAGCGTATCCCCACGGAGAAGAAACATCTACGGCATTAACAGCACGCACCCGCACATCATAAACACCGGCATAAATCCCCTGAATGGTGAAGCCCTGAGCACTGGTTTTTCCTACGTTTACCCAGTCGCCGTTGTCTTTGCGCCACTGCGCGGTGTAATTGATTGCCCCTTCCACTTTGTCCCAAGACGCCTGCAGCGACGCAACGGTAAGCCCCTGCGCGATATGGTCAACTTCTGTGACCACGATATTGGCAGGTGCTTTCATGACGTTGGTAGGCGTCACAGTGATCGGCGCAGAGTCGACTTTTACGCCGTCATCGATATACCGGTATTTATTAGGGTCGTGCTGAACACCGGCAACCGTAAAGGTGCCGTCATCATTCGACGCGATGGACGTGATCCGGAAATATTGTATCGCTAAGTTATCGCTGTCGATGGCCCATACAGCGCCAGCGACCGGCGTCATCCGATATGCTGTTGCCACCGTGAACGTTTTCTTATCGGTGCTCACGGCGCTGATTGTCCGGGTCTGCGCTGTACCATCCGGTAAATTCACCACAAGACGATCGCCGATCCCATAGTCAGCTGTACGATCAAGCGTGACATTTCTGCCATTCACCGCACTGATGCGGCCACCGTTGGCTTTCCCGGCTCTGAACGGATCGGCAATCCCGATAATCTCAGCGGGCATCGGAATGTAACCATCAAGACCGACGCCGAATGAGACCGTGCCGTCTTTCGCATTTGACAGGATCACCCAGCGACCGCGACGGTGGGCCTCACTCTGAGAGGTGCACCCAATTGCCGTCAGCTGAGTTTCATTCCAGTTATAACGCTCTACCAGTTCTGGCTCGTAAACACTTTCAATGGTGTCGGAAAAGTGATTACCCGGATCAGACCAACTGACCTGACAGGATGAAAACCGGTTTTTATACGAACCACCTGCGTAGGTGAACAGGCCTTCGACTACGTTAGAGCTGTGGTATGTGAAATCAACATCATCCTGTGGCACATCAGCGCGCACAAATATCTGGTCGTTTCCCCAGAAAGTGATCCCACGGAAGATGGCGGCCAAATCTCGCAAAACGGTATAAGCGTCCTGCTGGCTCTGAATAAAAACGTTACAGGTAAAGCGTGGTTCGGTGCCGCCGGCGCCGTCGGACACTGCCGCGTCGCAATATTGCGCGATGCTGTAAAGCTCCCATTTGTCGATCATGGTTGCGTCTACGCGGTTGCCCATGCCGTAAATTTCATCCAGCACCAGGTCGTAAAAAATCCATGCTGGATTATTGCTGTAGGCAATTTTGAAATCACCTGCCCACGTCCCGCTGTAGGTTCTGGTTACCGGATCATAGGTGGTGGGCACCCGGATCAGTTTCCCCTTTGGCTTGCAGGTTGTTTTCGGCACGCTTCCGTTGAACTGGCTGGAATCCAGTTCGATATAGAGCAGCGCAGTATTGGGGTACCGCAGCTTGCTGTCGATCACCTCAGCAAATGAAAATACTTTGAAGGCATTGATGAGTTTGGTCGAAGTCGAATCGGCGGTGATGCGCCGGACACGTATCGTCCAGCCAGTAGTGGCGGAGGGGAGATCAATACGGTGATCTCGCTGATACTCTGATGTGGTTTTCCCATCGAATTTGCCGTTTACCACTGTCTTGTAGGCGGCGCCATCAGTAGAAAGGTCAATTGCATACTGGGTGACGGTCCCCACCATGTCACCGTTGTCTTTGTACTGATACTGAATAGGCAGGCTCAGCTTGATACGGATGGCATCGAGCGTCAGGTTTGAAAACTGACGTGTCCACGGCGAGGTTTCTTTGACTTCAATACCTACGGAAGATTCGTTGTCAATTTCCGGCATGCCTTGCAGATAGGTCTGATCCTGCGTTCCTTTGCGATAATCCCACTTTACACCGGTGAAGTTATATGTACCGTCGTCGTTGGCCAGTTGGGTATCGTTAAGGAAAATTTGCTGAGCAACCAGGTCACCCTGAATCTCACCCTCTGAAAGGGCGATAACCATTTTTAGTTTTGCTTCAGACAACAGATCATCGGCCTGCTCCACCGGCGTATGGGCACTCCCGCCGCCGCCTTTTGCACCCCGGATAATGGTCTCACCTTGAAGTAATTGCATATTTCGCCCATAAAAAAGGCCGCCACGTGGCAGCCATTGGATGATTACTGATCGAATATCAGGATGTTGCTGATTTACTGATAGATATATGGTGAGTATTCAGCCCGGCCATGTTTGGAGCATGGCCGTTATTCACTGGAGGGATGGCTGATTAACTCTGGGTAAGGAAATAAAATGGATATTCAAACGACTGCAACTGATGATGGGAGAATAATTGCTCTTCAGGTTGCTTTATCAGCTCTGGTAGAACTAATTGGTCGGGATAATGCCACCCTGCATAAAAACTTAATTAGCTTTCTTGAACGGACTGGGATGGACCCTGTGAATACTCGCTCTTCGGCGGCTTTTCATGAGTTAATTCAGATAATCCAAGCCATGGAAGATAGACGCGAATAGTGCCATCGGGGTTATAAACCATAGCCCCACCTTTAGCATCTTTAATAACCATAGTCATAATTCACTCCTGCCTTTCGGCGGTAATTAATTACTGCTGATCGCTGGAGAAAATCCCCGCGCTGATTATTGCACCGCCGATTTCACGCTGACCATAAAGCAGCGGTACCGGATAACCCATAGCCACCGTATTCACTGGCGAGCCGAACGCATAGTTGGCTTTGTTATCAGTGCTTGAGGAAGATCCAACATTGAAACCCGGCTGCGGCGTCAACATTTGAACTACACCACCGAGCATCATGCTTAAACCAACCCCCGATAAAATAGTCGCCGCAGCCATAGAAGCGGTCGCGGTGCCCGCTGCTGTGGCCGACACTGCAGCTCCCCACGCAGCCATAGTCGTCCCTGCTGTAAAAAATGCTGCAACTAAAGCCACTGCACCAATGACGAGTTGTAAGGTCCCTCCGCGCTTTGCGCCTTCAATGACTGGCACCATGGTGTATTCGGTAGCTGCCGCTGACATGTCGAATTCTTCGATCGAGATGTTGTTCTTGCCGTTATAAAAAGCGAATTTCACCCCGTTGAGGTGAGCATTCGATACGTACTTTTTGAATCCCTGCACCTGCGAGCACATCGCGCGCAGAAACTCGTTTAGATCCGCCACGTGGAACCGGTGAACTTTACCGAATTTCTTCGCAAGACCACCTTTCAGCGTCATTGTCTTAAACATGCATTAACTCCTTACGGCGGACGACGCGCACCGTCCGGTCACGATAATATTTGCCGTACGGAACGCGGGCAGAAAGGTTGCCAAACAGGTGGTGAACCATGATGTTTTCGCCAAGATAAATCGCCGCGTGATTGGTCACCGGCGCCTGAACGCTCATCATGATCATGTCTCCCGGCCGCATGCCGCTGGCATCAACCTCTACGAACCCCTCCGCCTGCCAGTTATCGTCATAAAGATTTTCCTCTCCATTAACCCACCATTCACGGTCAACCGAGTAGTTGTTTACGATAATGCCGTGTTCCGTCCGGTAGTAGTCCATGATGAGTGACCAGCAGTCAGCATGCCCCAGCACCCAGCGCCGCCCCGCGAGCTCACGATCGCCGCGCGGTGACAGCGTACAGAAATCACCGTCCGGCCACGACATGATCCCCCACTCAACGCCGGAGTGGTCGCACTGGATGCGGTCCATTTCTGACGGCACCAGCTGCACCACATCGGGGTGCGAGTGGATCACCATAATGACATCACCCAACTCAGTGGCTGCCAGGTAGTCATCGGGCGAAAGCGTGAAAGTATCAGAAGGTTTATCAGCGATATTTCGGCTGGGTATGAACCGCTGACCGGTACCGGTTTCAACGATCAGGCCGCAGGCTTCGTTTGGATATTCGGCTGATACATGCGCACGGATTTCATTCATCAGTTTTTCGCGCATGGTTATTTACCCTGTAAGTTTGCCGCCGGAAACCCGCCGAATGGCAGCGGATTTTCTGTACCGAAACGCAATTTGCAATCTGACATTCGCCCACCACAAACGTCGAGCGCCGGATTATTTGTTGGCGTGCCGTCTTTGAGGAAGTAATTTGAACCCGCGTAATCACACCCGGTGCCAGTGCGGTACCAACCTCGCATGCACCAGGTGCACACTGGGGTTATCTGGCGGGTCGGCAGTTGTAGGCTCTGGACATCGAAAGGAGAACACAGCTCGAAGTCGACCTGAATGCGCGTCTCGGCTTTTTTGGCGTTGATATAAAAGAGTTGAACCCGCTCTTCCGTCTGGCTGGCTGTGGGGTTACCGGATGTCCAGTTAGCCGCATCGAGGTATTTCGCCAGCGTCGTGTGAACTTTGACTTTCGCCTTCACCATATCGTCATACTGCAGGCACAGCGCCGTGACGTAATTGCCTACGTTACCGATAGAAAGCGTGGGTACAGGCTGAGAACCCGTACTGGTCAATTCAAGACCGGTAAGCTCATAAGGATGGGGATCATATTCATTGCCCTGCCAGATAATGGAGGGCAGGTTTTCCGAGGCAAAAGCATTCCAGCCTTCGAAGTCGATATTGTGCGCATGGAAGCGCAAAACAGTATCCAAACCAAATTGAGTACCATCAATCTCAATAAGCTGGATCAGCTGCCCCGGCTCAAGCGCCTGTACATCCTGCGTAAAGCTCATGGTTTCTCCCAATAAAAAAAGCCGCCCGCAGGCAGCCTTTCAGGACTGTATTAATATTAAGGCGCAAAGGCCCTTTCAAAGGTAAAAGTCAGCGTGGCTTTATTACCGGCGGGAAAACTGACCGAGAGGGAGTCAGATTTGACACGCCATAAATATTTCTCTCCCCAGGGATTTGTCCACCAGAACGATGAAATTACGTGGCTCAGTAAGAATTTCCGGATCGTAGCCGCATCCGTTTTTTTTCCGGTCCAGCTCAGGCTCCAACTTTCGTCGTTCACGTTAATGCCGCTTTCGGCAACCTGCTTATAGCCATCGCCAAACTGTGCCTGCAGCGTTCTGACCGTGTCGGTACCCTGTGCACTTTTTTGCGTTCGCCAGGTAAAGGTATCAGTCGCCATATCTCACCCATAAAAAACCCGCCGGAGCGGGTTGATGATATTGAATAGGTTTATTTAATTATCTTTATCAAGTTGGAAATGCAAACTAGAATACCATCTCACTTTTACAACTTAGGAATAAAAAGTATTGAAATTATTACAACAAAAACGACGCCAACTATAATAAAAAGATATTTTGGATAATTAAAATCAGGCATCCCCTCTTTGTTAACCACCTCTTTTTCAGAGATCTTCTCTAAAGATATTTCACTCCCGCAATGTTTGCATTTTTTAGCTTCGATATTAACTAGCTCAGCACAATATGGACATTTCTTAACACTTACCGCATTGATTTTTATTCTATCTCCAAATATAGCCAACAATAGGCCACAAAGAGTAATAAAACCACCTGCGATTATTCCGTTCTGCCTGGTTGAAATCAGGCCTATATTATTCACTCTATAACCAGCCTCAGTGGCAACGCTAACGTCCATTAAGGTGGCTGAAATGATAATAACCATGCCAATAACAAATGCTACGAACCCTATAATTTTCACAACAATTCCCCAATCCTTTATGAATAATCACATCCTACCACCAGGGAAAATCAAAACAATTACTTTCAAAGCATCAATAATTCATTCACTTTTTATACAACAGCCCCCCCGGCGACATTTCCTTCCTGAGCCTTTCAGACAGAACCTGCTGAACGATGCCCTGCAGCTGTTTGGCAGTATTTGTCGTATCACTGAAGCTGGTTTCACCCGCAGCTGACTGTTGGTCGATGGTCACCGGCGCATAAACGCTAATGCCGGAAGATCCAAATCTTCCCCCACCCAACTCTGAATTACCAACATAGCCACCCGTTGCATACCCTTTCATCAGGCGATAAAGATTGGCTATGCCCAGACGGCTGGTCGCCTCCTTGGTGAAAACGAACTCTCCGCCGTGAACGATGCCTTTAGGTTCATACTTACCGCCGTGCCCGGTGTAGCCGCCCACGTCAAACTCCCGGATGTAGCCGCCGTTATAAGCCAGCTGTAAATTACTGTAGGCGCCCGAGGAAAAGGATGTGTTTGAGGAGGATTTGACACTGCCTGCACTTATCCATCCCATCGCAGACTGAATCGTATAGGCAACAATCAACCGGCTGATAACCTGACTGATCATTTTTAAAATTGAGACGCCAAACTCTTTAAAGCTCGCTTTACCGGTAGCCGTCAGACTCGTCAGGCTGTCAGCAAGACCATTGAATCCCGCCTGTGCGACCTGCTGAACGGAAGTGAAAACATCCGTTGCTGATTCGGCATATTCTGCCCAGCCCTGTTTCGCGCCAGCCACCCAGTTTGACCGCAAAGCGTCCTCTGCATCATACGTTTTCTGTTGTTCCTGCAGAACGCGTTGCTGGGCAGAGGGATTAAACACATAGGTTTCCTGCAGACGCTGCAAGGTGGCCGCGCGGTCAGCCTGACGAGAGGAAACCCCCTCCGCCTGGGCATCCAGTGCGGCGCGTTTTGCCGACTGCTGCTGGGCAAATTTATCGGCCTGATCGGAAAGCGCATTTAGTCGTTGCTGGGCAACGACCTTATCGCCCAGCGCAGCCAGTTGCCGCTTGTACTCCAGCGTTTCATCTTTATGTGCCAGCAGGGATTTTTCCTGTGCAGACAATTGTCGGTTGCTTTCCGCCTGCTCGAGTACTGCGTACTGATTTTCGGTTTGCCACAGATCTTTGCGTTGCTGGCTGATAACATCGTTTACGCTGGCATGCTGCTGCAACACGTTCAACTGTGCCTGCAGAGACAGTAAATCGCCTTGGGCGCTGTCTTCTGCCCGGTCTCCCGCAGAAGTGGTGACCCGCGTTTTTTTCGGTTCTTGCCGTTTCTTGGCCTGCTCAACTTCTTTTTCACGCAGGACAATGAGTTTTTGCGCGTTCGCGATAGCGGTAGCATCACCCGAGAAGGCAATTCTCCGCGACTGTTCCCTGGCGTCTTTGAGTTTAGCTTCAGCTCCTGCAACAGCATCCGTAGCCAGATATTCCTTATTTATCCATTCCACTGATTTCTGTGTTGCAAGGTTACCGTCTATCGTGGCTTTTGTGAGGTCCCCCCTTAACTGCTTCGCCTGCTCAAGAACGCCAACGATGGGATCAATAGCCCCCCCTAATGCGACGTTTTGCTTGCCTAAGTTCACACCCGAATAATAATTTCTGACAGCCACTTCCGCGTCGGTCCACGCATCCGGAATACCGAGAACCTTAAGTCGGTGCGCTTCGATCTGGGCATTGAGGCTGGTAAAGTCAGATGATCCTTTGTATTCACTGACCTTAGCTTTGGCGTCGAGATAACTGAATCCGACTGCAATCATTTTCTGCGTTGCTTCGTCAGCGCCATCTTTCGTGGTGATAAAGAGATCGGCGACACTTTTAATCGAGTCGCCAGACGAATCAGCAATAGCGCGAATATTTTGCGCCAGCTTTTCCGCAGCACTGCCACTTAACCCTAACGATCCCTGAATGATTTTGCTGGCTTCTGCAATCTCCTGCCGGCTTTTATATACAGCCATGCCAAGGCTACCAAAGACCACGGCGCCAACGCCGATAGCAGCATTCAGCGGGGTGATATATGTCAGCAGTATTTTGGCAACATTCGCGACTCCCCCAAACGAATCTTTAATCTGCCCTCCCTGCTGAAGCAGAATTAGCCATGGGCTTTGGCCGCCCGCCAACTGGGTAGCAATATCGGTAAACTGTGCCGGCAACATACGCATGGCCGCTTTATATTGTCCGATAGAAATACCGGCCCGTTGTGCAGCAAGTTCCTGTTTAGAGAATGCCTGCTGGACCTGCGTCCCGGCTTTCGTCGAGTCCGCCCCTAAGCCGGTAAATTGCTTGCGGACATAACTAACCTGTTCATTAAATTTTGCGGCATCAACATCAAGGCTGACAACCAAATCACCCACGGGCTGGGCCATAGCGAACTCCTCCTGACAGACCTTCTGCGATAGCCATTAATTGTTCATCATCGAGATCCGGCTGCTCCTCCGCCACATGAGGTTTTAGCAGACTGAAATGGCCCAGGTTAATATCGGTTTCCCCGCATACCAGCGACAAAATATTAAGGTTCAGCGCGGCGAAATGTGTATCAAGCAGCGCATCTTCGAAGTAATGGGACTCATAAAAGCGGTGCCATTCCTCCAGATCGCTGGAGGACATATCAGAAAGCATGGCGCGCCAGTCAGGTCGTTTGAACTCACGTGCCAGCTTCATGACAAAATCCTTTTCACGGGTTAGCGCTTTTCCGCCGTCTCCTTTTCAGCAACGGACTCTGAGGGCGCAGCTTCCGTGGTGACCTCGCCCTGCTCCGGGTTCAGCATGCCGGACAGGATTTTGACCTGCGTATCCGCTTTGCCGATGGCCTCGACAGGCCAGGTGCTCATGACCTGCTGCTGCAGATCGTGAATATCCGGCTTTGGTGACTCACTGTGCCAGAGCGACATGGCAATGATCATCGCACCGGCGCGGATATTGAGTTCGACCAGCGCGGACGTCAGAGTATGATCATCAGGCTCATCTTTCGGCAGGGCCTTTTCCTGCGCCGCCAGATAATGCAGCAACTCAACGCGCTGCAGCGCCGAGAGCTCATACAGCGTTGTTTTCGCCCCGTTAAACTCAAACAGTTCAGACTTTAAAAACATACTCGCTCCGTTAGGCCGCCGTGACGGTCAGGTTACAGATGGCCACTTTCTGACCCTCATTGGTCATGATGATGATTTGCGCCGTGCCTGCTTTGACGCCTTTTGCCGTCACGTTTTTACCGGAGACGGTGATGGTGGCAACGGTCAGATCAGATGACGCCGCGCTGAAAGAACCGTTAGTCGCGCCGTCAGGCAACACCGTGACGCCGATGACGCTGCTCTGCCCGACCACGACGCTCGCGGCGGACGGGGTGACGGTGACGCCCGAGACCGGAACCGCGGCAGCCTGATTGCTCTCCGCCAGCGCCGGCTTGCCGGTGTTGGTGATTTTCACCGTGCGGGTGATCACCTCTTTTACCGGTACCGCCTTGCCTAGGCTACTGATCCAACCACGGAAGACATCGACAGCAGTATTGGGATAACGGATTTTGTACCCGCGCACCGTGCCATCGTAAAACCAGTTAACCAGATCCTGCTGGCCGCTTTCTCCTGGCTTCCAGGCCAGTGTAAAAGATGTGTCGCCGGAGGATTTAGCCCCCTGCGCGGTGCCGTTCCAGTCGGCGTCGGCATCATCGAGATAGGTGTCATCGTAGGATTCCGCCGTCATTTCACCCGGCGTCAGCTCCTTGATTTTCGCCAGCCGCGTCCAGTCCTGATCCGATAACGGATTGGCATAGGGATCGCCGCTGCCGGTGTAAATCCAAAGCGTGGTGCCCGCACCTTTGGTCGGTTCGAGTTGTGTGGTCATAGATTCCTCACATTAAGTAAGTCAGGGTGTAACGCAGGTCAGCAGAGCCCCACGTCGACATTTCATCATCGCGCTGGTAGTCGTAGCCCTCCGGCGTGATGTTTTCGATAAGGTCTGAAAGTGCCGGGATGTCGCCTACCACCGGATAAATATGCTGCTCCATCCACCGGTCGAGCTCGGTGTCGGGGCTCACCGCTTTGAGAAAAACCTCGACGTGAAGCGTTGCCCGCCATTCGTCTTCATCAAGGGTTTCTCCGGTAGGTTCAGCGCCCGAAAGATAGACGGCGACGGCGGGCAGGTCTTCGGCAGTCAAAAAGCTCGGGCGACCGTCATACCAGGTCACAGAGGGGGCGGTCACCGAACGCTTGAGCGCGTCCAGCACGGCGTTGCGGATGTTGGGGTGCTTTATCATCGTTTAACAATCAGCCTCAGTTGATTTTTCAGGGCCCCCGCCATCTCTTTGGGCATATCGCTTTGCATCAGGCGGTTTGTCTCCACCGTATAGGCGTTGGTCAGCGGTGTCGTCAGGGGTATTTTCACCACGTCAATCGGGTACCGGCTTTTTCCCGAGCGCTGGAGAACGTGCCAGCGTCCGTTGGCAAGCTGCTGAATAAAGGCGTCGCGGAACGTGAAACGCCCGATTTTCAGCACGCTGCCCTGCCCGCGCACGTTGCCCTTACGCCGGGAGATACGCATTTGCGCGGCCCCGAGCTTGATGGCGGGCAAGTTGCCCCGGTTGATTTTTAACGTGGCGACCGGCCGGTTCATCGTGGCTTTTTTCAGCTTTGCGCGCTGCATGACCAGCTTTCTCGGCACCTTTGTTTCCTTTGACACCGTGCTGCTGCTCCGGCTGATGGCCCGCCCCGCCACCCGGTTCACGGCCTGCGCCGAGGCGCGGGGAACGGCGGTCTTACTGATGTTGTTCAGATTACTGATCGCCTGTTCAAGCCCTTTGATGGTCATGTGCTCCCCTTTATTCCAGCCAGATTTGCGGCTTTCCGTTAAACACCTGATGGCGGGTGACGATGTAACTTTCGCCCTGATACATCACCTGATCGTTACGGTGAGGCCGGTAACCGGGAGAAAAAACCACTACAGATAGGCCATCGCCGCTCACTGGCCCCATCTCGGGCAGAAAATGGCTTTCAACACCAATGAACACGGTGCCATTAATCACCACATCCCGCCCAAACCGCGCGGTCGTTACCGCATCCATCCGCGCTGCCAACGCATCAAAGGCGTTAGCCATTGATTTTCACTTCAACGACGGTGCTACCCGCGGCGGCAGCTTCCCAGGCAATGCCGGCGGCCACTGCATCCGCAGACGCCAGCTGGATTTCACCGTCCGCGATATACACTTTTGTCCCCGCCGGAATGACGTCGGCGGAGACTTTTGGCAGCAGGAATACCCCTTCAGCCATGCCTTCACCGGTTTCATTCGGGGCAATATCCACCAGAGAGACAGCCACCAGGGAACCCAGTACCACGGGATCGCCGCTCTCAATCACCGCCTGACCGGTATTGGTAATGGAAATGGTCTGCCCTTCCTGCACAAAATTCTTAGCCATAACAAAGCTCCATACGCCCCGCGAAGGGGCGAATTTTAGGTATAAAAAAAGCCCTGACGGGCGTGAAGGTAACGCGGGAAATGTTACTGGCCGCTGGACTTGACCAGGCCGCGGTAATCCAGCGGCGCCACGCCGGCGTCGATGCGCACTTTCGTCGCGATGCCGTCGGTGTTGAAGCCTTCCTGCTGGTCGATGTACGGCAGCTCGACCCCGTTCAGGTAAGCCACCTCGATGGTGTCCATACCCTGTGCAGCGGCCAGGTACCAGGACTTGGCACTGTTGTCGTCCAGACGCGGTTCACCGATCACCGTTGCAAAGTTCTGGATCGGGTTGATGATACCGGCGTTAACGTCGGCGCCTTTCACGCTGGCAGATTTAATGGTCTGGTTTGCCACGGTTTCGAGGGCGGTAGGCACCAGCAGGAACGCCGGGCGGATATTCAGGGTGCGGCTGGTGGTTGGCTCTTTCTGCACGCGCATCAGCTGGCGGCCCGCATCCAGATTCGTGACATCAATGGCACCGGTTGCCAGGTTTTTATGATCGCTGCTGAACAACGCCTTGCCGTCTGACAATTTCGGGTTGCTGGTCAGCACGGCATACACCAGATCGCCGATCGTGGCTTTCGCGGCGCGGCCCATTTTCATCGGCACGTCGGTCAGTTGGTTCAGATCGTCATTGATGATGGCCTGACGGGTAATGGAGAAAATTTCACCGTAAGTGGCCAGCGCAATGGTCTCGCTGTTATCGGTCGTCGTGACGTATTTGTACTCTGCCCCTTCGCGTACCTTACGCAGCGACGGGAAGCCTCCCAGCCCGACGCGGTGAGCCGTTTTAAAGTCGGAGAGTTGCCCTTTCTTCGTCCAAGCTTCAAAGGTCTCCTGAGACTCTTCCCAGCCCTGCAGCAGAGATTTGTTCGCCACATCCAGCAGAATATTGCCGAAATCGGAGGTGGTGTGCGTCATCGCTAATCCCACCATCTGCATCGGATTGTAAGCGGCAACGCCGACCCCGCGCTCGGTCAGCGACATTCGTGCGTATTCACGCAGGGTCATGCCGTTATACACGTTGTCATTCTGGCGGTCTTCATAGCCCGCGCGCGCCATCAGCGCCTGGCGGATCCCGTCGCCGGTGAAATTCCCGTTGCTGGCATGAATGTGCGCGTTATTGCCGTTTTTATTGGACGGACTGGCGTCTTTGCCCAGCATGACCAGCAGCTTGTCCTTGGCCTGCTCGACCGTGCAGTCGATGTCTTCGATGCACGTCGCCTGCAATTCCTGATGGCGGCCGCCGAACATCGCGAACAGGTCTTTGATCCCCGTTACGCGCTGTTTCTGCGCCGCAATCACCTGATTACGAATGGTATTTTCATCCAGTGCGGCGGGGGCAGGAACAACCGGTGCAGCGGGCGGATTCTGCGGCACTGGCGGGTTCTGGGTAGTCGCTTTCGGCTTAGTGATCATGTTTTTCAGTGCGTTAGGCATAGCGTCGAATTCCTCGATACGTTTTGAATTAATGCGGGCCATTGCCTGCACCGCGGTAGAGATCTGGTCGGCAAAACCGTGCTCAAGGCATTCATGAGCGGTCATCCACGTTTCCTCACCCAACATCAGGGCGAGTTCGTCGGAGGTTTTACCGGTTTTTTTGGCATACGAAGGGATCAGCACGGCCTCGACCTTATCCAGCAGGTCGGCGTAGTCGCGCATGTCGTTGGCGTCGCCGCCGGTGATCCCCCAGGGTTTGTGGATCATCATGCAATACCTTGAAAACAGGCTATTGAAGTTAAAGGATATTTTTAAGCATGACTCCGGCAAAAAAACAAACTGCAATACACTTTGCAATACATCTTATGATGTTATGGAGAGCAAAAACTGTTGTTGCTTGATTACTCAACGACTTGCTGGAAGGAATTACATTTGACAACGCGATCAATTAGCTAATATTTATGTATGCAGTTTATTTAACTTGAAGTTCTATCTTTATAGAGGGATTTTAGATGAAACATAATGTCCGTGCCCGAGTTGCTTCAATAGTTGGAGCACATAAATTACAAAAGAAAATTACTAGTGTATTTGACTATACAACTTCGAAGTACGTGAGTCTGGATACTAAATTTGAAAGAGGAGTAGTTAATGGATTTGATTATACAACCTCATCTCATTTTTCTGGTTCCAATTCAGGAACACTAAATTTTTTTAACTACGACTCAAACAGTTATGTAGACATGAAAGAATCGGGCAGTAAATACTCTGGTTTTGATTATGGTTCATCTAGTTATTTCGACGTCACTATATCAGGAAAGAGCGTTACCATATTTGATTATGAGTCAAGCAGTTATTATAACTTTTCTGTATGAGATCATAAACAAGGTGAAGGTTATATCAGTCAGGACATTCTTATGAGCATTTTCGTTACCTTCATATAAATTTATGGCCCTGATGCAGGGCCTTTTTATTCAATGCATCTCCAAGCTACGCGTTTCAGTTAATAGCGCCCGTTGCTTTTGAGTAAGTCAGCCTATTGGCTGGTAATACCTTTTTCATGTGCGCCGCCCAAGCGTCAAAAATGGCTTCTGATGTCCCGGGATACGCGATGAGAAACGACATCAGCACACTATCTGTAATCCGGTCTTGCATATCCCAATCAACGATAAACTGACGGAATAGCGTATAGGCTTTTGCGGGGTCTTTGTTTTCCCAGGTCTCAACAACTACGTCGAAAGCAGGTACCACGTAAGTGATAAACACCGGCAACGATTCGAAATTGGTTGGGATATTCACCTCAAGGGTGAACTGATCACCCTCGGGCCATATGCGTTGCGTTGAATTCATTGCTGATTTTCCACATAGATACCGGCTGAGATAATCGCTCCACCGATTCGGCGCTTCCCATAAAGCAGCGGCACAGGATAGCCCTGAGCAGCGGTATTCGTTACGCCGCCGAAAGCATAGGAAGCCTGATTATCTGCATCCTGTTTGCTGGAGAGACCAGCGGTTTGTGGTGACAGCATTTGAATTACTCCACCAGCCATCAAGGCAGCGCCTGCTTGCATAGCATATGGCCCCCATGTAGCACCGCCCCATGCCTGACCGATAGTCGCACCAAGCACGCCGACAACAACCAAAACGGCACCGAGGATTGTCTGCAGCACACCAGCCCTTTTGCTACCGATTACCACAGGAACAATTTTTATTACTTCCCCTGTGACGGGATAATCTAAGTCGTCTTTCCCAATATTCTTTTTGCCGCAGAATACCGCGTAAGTGATCCCGTGGCGCTGGCTCGATAACATGTACTGATGAAAGCCCTTGATGGTTACCGATAACGCTCGGGATGCTTCATGTTTTGTCCTGATCAGACGATGATGCTTTTTACCGTATATTTTACCCAACTGGCCAAAGAGCTGAATCTCGGTCATAACTTCTGAATTGCTCATTTGCTACCCTCTAATGTTGAAATTGCTCTCGTCACCTCTGACAGGTCTTTCAACAGGTATAAAAGCAATAAACTGATAAGAATCAGTAACAACAACCTGCTGAATATGCTGACTCTATAAAAATCACCAAAAACGGCTATTAATTACCCTTCTCGCGACAATTGGCAGCGGGTAAATCGGGTGGGTTTTCCGCAATCTGGCAGGCTTAATATTATGTTTCTTAATAACTTTCGCTACGGTAGCCCGGTCAATCTCCAAAAACCGGGAAATTTCGCTGATGCTGCATACAGGGACACCATTCATCACCTCAAGTGCAACCTCATTTTCATTAAGAACGCGCAATCTCATTGATATATATCCTCTAATTTCAACTCATGAGTTGATGATGATGATGACGATCGAAATACGAAAACTAGCCGTTTTCCGCGAGCGCGCCGCCCCGTGGCAGGCACTCCCGTCGGGAGTACCTTTCGTTTTGAATCATTTTATTTGCAACTAAATCACGCTTGCCCGGTCGATTTGACCAGCCCGCGATAATCCAGCGCGGCAACGCCTGCATCGATGCGCACCTTCCATGCAACGCCATCAACCGTGAAGCCCTGTTGCTCTTCGAGGTAAGGCGTATCCATGCCATCCAGATAAGCCACCTCGATGGTGTCGCTGCCCTTGGCTGATGCCACATACCATTGCTGCGCGTTCTTCTTATCCAGTCGTGGCTCAACAATGACCTGCCCCATATTCTGCACTGTGTTGGCTACCCCGGCGTTCTGATTGAATACCGGATTGGTATCGCTGCCCACGGTCTGTGTGCCGATCTGGAACGGTGAGGATGTTGATTGCACAGTCCGCATGGCTGCACCTTCCAGCGCGGCAGGGACAATGATGTAAGCCGGGGTCACGTTCAGCGGGTTGCCGTCTGCATCTTCCTGCAGGCGCATGGCCTTACGCGCCTCTGTCAGGCCGTCCATGTCCATGCCCTTAGCAATCAGGTTGTGGTGGTCAGCGTGGAACAGCGCCTTACTGTCGGTGTATTTAGGATTATCGGTCAGCACTGCATAGACCAGGTTGCCGACTGTGCGTGACGCGGCGCGGCCCATCAGTTGCGGGATGGTCGTCAGCTGTGACAGATCATCATTGATAATGGCCTGGCGCGTGATGGAGAAGATATTGCCGTAGGTGGCCAGCGCGATTGGCACACCGTGGTCGCTGGTGGTCACATACTTGTACTCGGCACCCTCCGGCACCTTGTCCAGCGACGTGAACCCGTTCAGACCAACGCGCTTAGACTCATGAAAGTTGGAGAGTGAACCTGTCTTCGTCCAGCTCTGGAAGGTTTCGCCGCTGTCCTGCCAGCCCATCAAAACAGATTTCTCAGCGCCACCGGCAAGGATGGAAGAAAAGTCGCTGGTGGTATGGGTGAATGCAAGGTTCACAATCTGCATGCGGTTGCCGAACCCCGCAACGCTGATCCCGCGGTCAGTCAGAGAGGCTTTCGCCATGTCAAAGAGCGACATCATGGTGTACGGGTTTCCGCGCTCTGCCTGGTCATGTCCGAGTCGGGCATAAAGCCCCTGACGGATGCCGTCGCCGGTGACGTTCCCATTACCTGCGTAAATGTGCGCATTGCTACCGGTTTTATTGGATGGGGTTGCATCTTTGCCCATCAGCACCAGCAGCTTATCTTTGGCCTGTTCAACCGTACAAGATGCATCTTCAATACAGGTTGACTGCAATTCCTGATGACGGCCGCCGAACATGGCAAACAGGTCTTTAATGCCGTTGATACGTTGCTGCTCTGGTGCAGCTGGCTGGGTTACTGAACCCTGTGGCGCAGTGATCATGTTCTTCAGTGCATTTGGCATAGCTTCAAATTCCTCAATTCTTTTTGATTCCAGACGAGCCATAACGTTTACAGCTGGCTCCAGTTCATCGGCAAATCCCTGTTCAACACATTCACGGCCATTGAGCCAGGTCTCACCCTCGAGCATCTGCGCCAGCTCATCGGCAGATTTTCCCGTTTTATTGGCATAGGCAGGGATGAGCACGGCCTCAACCTTGTCCAGCAGGTCAGCGTAGTCGCGCATCTCTTTAGCATTCCCGCCTGAGATGCCCCAGGGCTTGTGAATCATGAGCATGGCATTTTCAGGCATCACCACTTTGTCGCCGGCCATCGCGATAACTGAAGCCATAGACGCTGCCAGGCCATCGATATGCACGGTCAGATTGGCGGGGTGTTTTTTCAGAAGGTTGTAAATAGCGATCCCGTCGAACACGTCACCGCCCGGGGAATGAATAAACAGGCTGATTTGTTTTACCTGTCCCAGCGCGGCCAGCTCGTCGGAGAACTGACGGGCGGTAATACCCCACATGCCGATTTCGTCGTAAATCTTGATTTCAGCAGCGCCAGCCACTTTAGCCTTGATGGAGAACCAGCTTTTCATAGCCATGCCCCCAGGGAAGCGTTGTACCAGTAATGCACGCTGTTACGGACAATTTGCCCTTTAGTCGGTACCGGCATTTCAGGGTGGTTTTTACGGCACCAGTCCTGATAAGCCTCAATCTTGTTCATCGTGTCAGCGTCGATATGCACGGCCTGACCTTTCTTTTTCGTCGGCATTCTTACCCCTGATGTTTATCCAGTATTGGTGCAAGAATCATACGATCAATTATTTTTATCGTAAAGAGCAATATTATTAATCAAAATTATGCAGACACAAAAAAAGCCGGGTCTCCCCGGCCAGATGTGATGCCATGTTAATTCTGCTTTTCTTCATGTTCTTTTATCTGAAACAGCCAGTAACTCAGCGTGGATGAGGTATCACAAATATGATCGTTCATATCACTGCTTGGCTTTGAGCCACGCCGGATTTTATCAATCGAACTCAGATAAACATCATTTATGGCTGGTTCAATAAAACAACGTTCAAACTCTGATAGCTCGCCTCGCGAATGTTGCTTTTGGATTTTCTTTCGTTCCTCCTGAACGTGGTCTTTCAACTCAGTTACCAAATCGGTAATTGCAGGATCCGGACGAAATCGGGGATATTGCTTATCAAGTGCGGCTTCAATTACGTCCAACCTTTCTTTAATTTGCATAAGTCTTTGCATGAAAACTTCCTCAATAAATCAGATAAAAAATAAATTATGCTTTTAAGTGTCCACCTCTCCACCCAAGGCATTTTCTTCATTTAAATCATATCATTAATGGGTGGTTAGTATATTTTCAAGTCTCCTCAAGTCACCACCCCAACTCACCACCTTCTAGGTTTATAGGTGGAGAGGTGGATAGTAGGTGGAGAGTTAAATACAAAGTATCCACCCATTAAATGCATGTTTTTAAACACATAATTTAACGAGTGGAGACAGGTGGAGACTTATTTAATAAATTTTATTCTGTACCCCCTGTTGCGGCAGGTAGCCACTCCTCAGCATCCTCAGCCAGCCGGATGTTTGAGCGCATATTTCCCTTGGTACTTTTCTTTCTAATGTACTCCTTCCCATACTCAGCCATCGCGCCAGCCATATCCGTACCGAACCGGGTAAGTGATACCGGCCTGTTAAGCCCGTTACTCTGCATATAGGCCAGATAGGCGTGATACAGATACTTGCGCGGGCTGAACGGAATGATGCTGGCATTGCCGATAAACATACCGTCGCACTGTACAGACGCCATCAGGTAACCGCAGAAGTCCACCAGCGAATCGCCCTCACGCTTTATGGCTAATGCCTCCTCTGATTTCTGCTGCTCAAACAAAAGGCGCTTAGCCTCTGACTGATCAGCAAATCGAGTCAGCAAATGGCGGATTATCACCGGCAATTCAGCCTCTATCTTTTCGGACAACATCGGATCACGCTCATTCTCTGGCACAACCTGCGAGAAATTGAATATCACCCGCCGCCGCGATATGCCGCCGCTCCGGTCGCTGAATGACATAGCGTTGTTATTGACAGCCAAAATCACAGCCGGGATCCGAGTCGAATAAGGGGCTTTGTGTTTCGGGTCAATAGCCACCTTGTCACCGCCGGTTATGGCCTTAATTCCTGCACCGTCACCGGCATAGCGGGTCATGTCCGGCATGATAATCAATGAAAACCCGACAATCAGCGCCCTTTCTCGCGGCTCTTCCAGTGCCTTCATGCTGGCTGATACCGTGTTGCCCTTACCGGCCAGCATGGTGCAAATCTCGGCCATGACGCTTTTACCGCTGCCACCCGCGCCAGTCACCTCAAGGAACAACTGCCAGTCATAACGGTTTGCCATCACCATATATAGAGCCGCCAGCACTCTATCGGCTTTTCGTTCGTTTCCGGCCGTTGACCAGGTGAGCCACTTCCAGAACGCTGGCGCATGAGTGGCCAGGCTCTCGCCTTCCTCGGCCTGAATGAACTCTACATCACTGGCAATAAGCAACCAGTCGGCCTGGTTGTGTTCCCTGAATACGCCTTCCCGGGTATCAAAAACCCCGTTACTGAAACCAATCAGATTGCGGGCGGTAGGTTCCATCAGTGGCAGGCTCAACTTCATGGTGTCTACGGCGTTCTTCATGCTCGGCATTGAATACGGAACCCGAGATTCCATGAAGATAGCAGCCATTTCCCGCGCCAGCGCTTTATCAGGAACCGGATCCCAGATAACACCGTTGTAGTGATGTACGGTATCCGAGTCACCATTCAGCGCCAGCCGTCCGTCATAATGCGCCAGCAAAACTTCCCCGCGCTGGCTCGGCCCCATCTGATTAAGCGTCGGCGTCCCACCATCCACAGCGACAAATGGCTCTGGCTTTCTGTCCGATTTCTTGACGACTGGCGCAGGGAACAGGCGGTTGATCCGCGCACTGTCACAAAGCAGTGCCTTAACGTCATTTTCTCCAAGATACTTAGCCACCAACTCGGCCCTGGCTTTCTTCTGCTTTTCGGTGTCAGTCAAGATCAAGCCACTCTCACAGAGCGATTCATAAGTTGCACCAGCACCAGGAACAAGGCTCTTTAACTTCTGAGCCAGTGCGCCGAAGGTGGTAGCTTTGTCGCGGTGACGGGCGGCAGCGGCACTGGCTTCTTTCTTGTCGATTGGGTGGCCGTTGATCCATCGATAAACGCAGGAGAACAGCGCATCAGACATGATGTCCGGGTCTAAAGCAGACATACTCATAGCTGTGGCCTCCGTGTCATAGTGAATTTACCGATCAGCGGGTGATACCAGTATTTACTACGGCACTGGCGTTTTGCCCCTTTGATGATGATCAGCGCCGCCTCGCGGAATTTAGTTTCATGCACTGCATAGCTGGCGCCATGACGGACAATCAGCACACCGCTGTTTCTTGCCAATTCCTCAGCCTTCTTGGTGGATATGCCCATCTCAGCCGCCATGGTGGTAAGCGGGGCCATACCTTCTGGGCAGGCATCCTTCCGGGACATTGCCGCAAGCGCCAGCTCAAGGGCGGCAACACGTTTTTCCAGCTCGTTAAATTTGATTGGGCTGATCATTTGGTTCCTCCCCGGCGTTTTAATTCGTAATCGGCGTTCTCACGGTTCTGATCAAGGGCCTGCATCAATCGTGGCAAGTGCTTCAAAGCGCTACTTAAACCCATCATGTCTCTTCGGCATTCTTCATCTGAATATTCGTCACTATCACAAGCTTCCATGGACAAGCAGCCCAGTGTGGTAAGTGCGAAAACTATTCCTGATGCAGCGTCGCCACAGTTGTTTTTGTAATCAGTCAGCGCTTCTTGGGAGAGGTTTTTGAGTAGGTCAGAACTACCCACGACAGCATGGTAGATATCACGCATGACGCACCTCGCTTGCCTTTTTCAGGTCACGGATACGGTTCAGAACTTTATCGACTAGGTTGATCGCTATGTCATGCTCTGTCTCGTTTTCATCATTCATACAAAGCGATGCCGCGAGAAGTGTTTCCATCACCCAGAGTTCGTCTCTTATATCGATATCTGACCATTTCAAATTAGGCATGAGATACCCCCTGAACAGGCAGGCGGCCAGCAAATACCATCACGCAGCCAACTGGTGATTGATTACGGGCTTCGCGTTCGGTAGCGGCGGTAATGCGAAGAATGCTGCTCTCGGTGACACTGAGTGCCAGAAAACGCCATGTGAATTTAGGGTGAGTTTGGGTAGACTGCATATCAGCCATAACTGTTACTCCGATTAACGATTGTGGTTAGAAGCCCGGTGAGTGCTGGTAACACTACCGGGCTTCGCTATTTACACATGTCAATCATATGATGTACATTGAATGACACATTAAAGATACGCCGAGTGTAAGACACATGTCAAACGTAAAGATGCCGAAAGGGAATAAACAAATAGCTTTCCGGGTAGACCCTTCACTAGAGGAGGCTATGCTTTTAGCCATGAAAGAAGATGGTGACGAAACACTTTCTGCATGGCTAAAGAGAGTTGTAAGAAAAGAGCTAAATCAACGTGGTGTTGAAATAAAAAACTAGAGTCAACATTTATTCAGGGTCATGGGTTACGATTGTCTCAAAAGCCTCCATGAATATCTTCTGAAGTTCTGGAGGCGGCACAGATATAAAAGCACATGCAATTGGTGTAAATGCTTCTATCGCTTTTATCGGATCATCGAGATTAATACCTTTTCTTGCGATAGCTAACACTTCGTAAATTGCTGAGATATTATTTCTCTCAATTTGCGTACTCAAATCATGGCCAAGTTTGTTTCTTATTTTATTCAATTGAATTATTCCCGGCCTGACAAATGATGCACTCCCACCAGCTCTAGGGACAAGTTCAATTTTCTGAGCAAAACGTAACTGTAGATTTTCGAGACCGTCTATTCTGTAATAATCCACCAAGAATTTGGTCAAGAAATGCTCCACCACAAGATGACATTTCAGAACTCTACCAATATTATCATGCGGCTGCTCCATTAAATTAATAAAAATACCATTCATTTCGGAGAAATGTTTCTCGATACTTTCCATGTGCGGTTTCATTACTTCTAAAACCTTATGAACTCCGTCTATATCTTTCATATAGATCTCCCTATCATATTAGCCTCAACAATTACACCAAGAGGAATAACATCATTAATCAACTCGTTAATATCAACGCCAGCACGCATATACCTCACAGACCCATTTTTATTCTCATACATTGAAAGTAGTGTAATATCATTAGACTGACATTTAGCATACTGTATAGAACCACCAACAGAATTGCATGCAGGATCAGAAATTACTGAAGCCAATATATCGAGCAATGGATTCTCTTTGTTTATTGCATCTGCCCTAGCGAAATGATTGCCTAATGTGTCTGATGTTTTTAAGAAAGTCGCCCCACTCCCATCAATAATGAAACTTTCTTGCTCGAAGCACTTAGTTTTAGAATAAATAACTTGATTTGAGACAGAATCCATCTTGACACTGAGCTTATACATTTCCATCTGTTTAGATAATGGACAGAAACCAGCAATATAGACAGAACACGCCCCGTCCAACTCCATATAGTACGCTAAAATATCAACTGTAATTTTTTTATACACATTAAATGCAACTTCAGCAATAACATCCATAGATGCATTATTCGTGTCAGGGAAAAATACCATCTGATTCAAAATCTCTGCAAGACTCTCTTTTATGGTATAGGCACTAACAAACCCGCCACAAAAAGAAATAGCTAACTTAACCGTTCCTTTTAATATTTTATTACCGCCCGTTACACTATTCGCCTCGTACAATTCACAATTAAGCCTAGATATCTTCAAACAATGATCTAGTATAGTTTTACCATTACTTAAGCGAGAATCTGTAGCCATGTGAATATCATTAGCTCTGTCTTTCCAAAACACACACATAGTCATTAACTTACTCCCAATTAATTGTTCCACTTACCTCTTATCCAAGCTTGCACCTCTGAGAGTCGGTAAGCAACTGCTGATGGCCCAATTTTGATGCGCTTCGGAAATGTTCCTTCCTGTTCCATGCGCCAGCGTGTGGAGTTAGACAGCGTGGTCATAGCCCGGCACTCAGGTTCGCGGATCATTCTGTCAAGCTCAGGCATGTACTGGAGATCTTCTTTTTTTACGACGGATAACATAGCCATATCAGGCACTCCTTTTCTTAATCACTTTGACTGTATTTTCTTCACCCACCAGCCCATCAAGGTAATCAACCCATCGGTCCAGTGCTTCTTGTTTTTGCGGGATGTATTTACTTCGGTTATAAATTCCAGCAACGCCTCTTATTGTGTGTCCAAGCAGTTGCTCTACTACAAAAAAATCAACTCCCATATCGTTGAGACTTGTTGAAATCGTTCGTCTCAAGTCGTGTAATGACCAGCGTTTCTCATGCTTTAAAGAAACAAAGTTAGTACACCCCATCACGCTGACTGTTGAATCAGATTTCAATTCGCCGAGTATGTAGTTTCGCCTTTTAGTCTCTTCATGCAGGTTTATGAGCCACTGACGCATCTTTTGTGGAACAGGACGAACAATCTCCTCACCGTTTTTACTATGCTCCTTAGGCACAGTCCAAAGCCATTTCTCGAAGTCCCATTCATCCCATGTGGATAGGCGTGCCTCACTGAGCCTGCAGCCGAAAATAAGACACAAAATACTGATCCTCTTTTTGTAATTCATCACACGGGTTTTCCCTTTGCCATGAAAGTAAACGCCCCACAGGTCGGCAACGTAACTTTCTTCAAGCAACCGCTCTCTCTTATTCTGATATTTACCAATATCACCAGGACTCAAGTCATCCAGCACATTGCATCGCACATACTGGCGTACCCGGCAGTATTTGAAGATCTGCTTTAACTCAATCAGCATCGCGGCAGACTGAACCGGTGCAATTTTCTTCACGCGATCAAAGCATTTTATCCAGTCTGAGAGAGTACATTTCTCGACCGGAAAGCCCCCTATGTAGGGAAATATGTATCTCTCATAACGGCGATAAAGCCGCATCGTCTCCTTGCGTTTCTCCCTGGCATAGTTATCAAACCAGTAATCGATAGCGTTCTTAACGGTGACAGGTGTGAATAGGCTCTTTTTGGTGAGTTTGTTCTCTATCCGTGGATCAAGTCCTTGGGATAGCCATGCCCGGCACTCGTCCCTTTTCTCCCTAGCCTGTTTGAGTGTCATATCTGGATATCTGCCTAACGTCATCCAGACCGGGGCGCTTTGTCGGCCAGAATGCCTAAAGAAAAACACAAAGCTTACGGATCCATTCGTGCTGACTCTGACAGACAGGCCTCGGCCATCAGCCACCATCTTTTGACGCTGCTGCGGTTTACCCTCTAAGGATTTTAGCGCCTTGTCGCTTAACTTGTTCTCGCCAGCCATAACACCTCATTCTGCAATACACATTGCAATACACATTCATCCGCAACGCCCAGAAAACGTAGAAAAGCAATGCAAACAACATTCTTTCCTTCTTCATAATTAACAAAGAGTTAATGAATAAAGCTGGTTCTCCATGCGTACCCATGAGGTAGTGTGATGGATAATGGATCATCATCATGGCGTTTTCAGGCATGATTATAGGGTTACCCACCATGGCAATCACCGAGGCCATTGAGGCGGCAAGACCGTCGATATACACGGTTTTGCTCGCCGTATGGCTGTTAAGCAGGTTGTAAATGGCAATGCCGTCAAAGACGTCGCCGCCCGGCGAGTGGATATGCAGATTGATATGATCCAGATCGCCCAACGCTTTCATGCTGCTGGCGAACTGGCGGGCAGTGACGCCCCAGTAACCAATCTCGTCATAAATATAAATATCGGCGGTCTTGTCACCGCTGGCCTTCATGCGGAACCAGCTTTTATCCCCCGCAGAGGCTTTGGGTGACGCCCCCAGTTTATTTCTTGGATTCTTTCGCACTGGCTTCCCCTTTATCGTTTGCCGGGTCCGTGTCGAAGACCAGACCTAACGTTTTGTTTTCATCAACTTCCGCTTTGCGGCGGCGTTTAACATCACCAGGATTCGCACCGCGCGCCCTGACCCAATCCCCTTCCGTCGCAGCGCCACCGCGCAACAGCACGCGCCAGGAATTAGCCTCTTTCATCGGGTCAATCCATGGCATTACCGGCCCGCTGTAAACCGCATTAAACAACGTCGCCATATCCACATCAGGCGGGACATTGATCACGCCCGCCGTGATCGCCATTTGCAACCAGCTGCGGTACATCGGGCGGGTCACTGCTGCGATAAAGGCATCCTGAAGAATTCCGTAGCCTTCAAAAGACTCAACCAGCTCCTGCCGCTGTGAGCTGTATGTACCGTTGTAGTTACGCGAGATGCTGGAAAAGCTGCTTCGGCTGCCGGCGGCCACCGCCCTGAGTTGCCCGTTTCGGAACGACTCAAGGTTAGGATTGGGACGATCCGATTTAATCATCCCGATTTCTTCGCCGGGTTCGAGGTCATTAAAGAGCATGCCGGGCTCAATATTGAGCTCGCGGGAGTCCTTACCATTACCATCCGCGCTTTCGTAAGATTGCCCGTCTCCTTTTTTGACGTACATACCCAGCGCGGCGGCAATACGTGCGGCCGTCAGTTCAGAATCTTCATACTCTTTCAGTGCGCTCAGGCGGATCAGAATGCCGGACAGCAGGCTGTTTCCCCGGACCTGATGAAGCCGGCGCATGAATTTCAGGTGCATCATGCCGTCTGCGGCGATTTCTTTGGTGTTACCGAGCGCCACACCTGAAGTCACCAGATTTTTATAGACGACATACTTTGTCGGGCGACCCCAGTCGTTGAGATAGATCCCCTGACAAACACCCTTCCCGGTATCGTTCATTTCTAAAGGAATGTAGTCCGGCTCCAGCGCCTCAACCCAGAATGGAATTTTCGCCGTCGGGGTAAGTCCGGGGGCTGAACCCCTTACCATCTGGCCGAAAACCTCTCCGTCGCGCAGCCAGGTTCTTGCCATCAGCCGCTCAAGTACGGGGCGGGTAAACTGCCCTGTCACATCGGGCGAAACGGACCACTCTGCCCAGGCTGCCCGTATTTGTTTTGAGAGCTCATCGGCCACCAGCCCCGTTTTCAGGATGGGCTGCGGGTCAACCACAATTCCGCGAGCGCCGACAATGCGCTCTTCGAGTTTATCCAGCAGGCCAATCACCAGATCGTGATTATTGTCCAGCCAGCGTGCCTGCTCCCTGATCGACCGGCCAGCAAACTGCGTGAGCTGATTTGCGTTGCGGTTTTCCCGCTTCGCCCGGTGCGTACGGGTCGGCAATGCTGCCTCATAGGCATTGATAGCCACACGGGACCGCAACCGGGAGGCTTTCCAGCCCGGCGAAAATATGCCAATGGCATCATCAATCAGGCTCATCGCGGAAACCTCGCCAGCCGGTATTGCGGTCGCCCGCGCTGCGCTGCCAGTAACGTGCTGAGCCGTCGCTCCCATTTCTCGCGACCCTTTTGTATCTCGCTTAAGTTTTCCATCGTCATGGACTGCCCGTTGAAGGTGATGGATTTCCCCTGCAAGACGGCGCGTTCAGCGGTCATATACTGCTGGATCATGTCTTCAATATCGGCCTGATTCATACCCAGCCTCCTGATGTCGATGGCGCCCAGGCAGAAGGTTTATCCTCTGTCTTAGCACGGGTTGTTTTCGGTTTTGGGTGATTACTGCGGGGTTTCGGTGCGGGTGAGTCAGAAGGTGAAGACGGCGCGGACTGTTCAATGGGTTGTGCCCAATCAGGCGGTTTTTCCCAGTTTATCCGTTCGTACCCGCGCAAAATCACCAGCGCATGGGCGTAAACCATCAGGTCAAACGCTTCGTTCGCTCCTTTGCCAGGTTTCGTCCATTTGCCGTCAGCACCCCGTTCTTCATAGGTCAGTTCGTCGTAAAACCACTCCCCCAGCCAGTCAGGAAAGTGAACGTAGTTAGCCCCCGGCGTATCGCGCTGAAGCGCATTACTGATCCGGTCTTTAAGCATATTGGTTTGCAGAAGATAGAGGGGCACGTCGCCGCGGGCCTCCGCCCGGCGGTTTGGGCGGTCGGTATTGTCCGGCAGTGACTTGGTGATCAGCTTGCTGCGGGTGGTGCTGTCGCCTTTGAAGAGATAAACGCGCTTGTGCACCCCATCACGGCGGCATTGACGCCAGAACTCATAGGCATTGCCGGTGACACCGTCTTCACCGCCGGAATCGACGGCCATCGCCAGCACGGGCAGAAAAACACCCGGATTGCTGTTGAGTGGCCACTGCTTATCCAGTACGTCTGTTCGCAGTAAATCCCAGTCTTCCAGATAGCCAGCCGGGTCAATCGGCAGGCTTTCGCCGTTCGGCCCCGTGCGCATCGACTGTTTAATGTTGTATCGGTCAACGACCCAGCGCTCACCGTGGGCGCCATAGCCGATCACCTGCACAACGAACCGCCGGTTGCGTCCGCCCTGTACGTCAACGGTCGCCACCAGAAACCGCACCCCGTCAGGCACGGTGCGCTTGGTCACGGTCGAGGCGCGCGCCATCAGGGTTTCGGATTTGCGCTGCTCAACGCTGGACTGAGGGATATAAGGCAGACCCCAGTCAGTATTGATCACCGCTTTAAGGGTTTCTTCACTGCCGTTCGCCTCGTAGTCCTGCTGAGCGGACAGCAACTTGTAGACCAGCTGCGAAAGCGTTTGGTACGCCGCGGCGGGTCCTTCCATCCAGAATGACGCAATGCGCGATCGTCTGGCCGTTCCCGTGACAGTGCCATGACGGTCAATCTGTTCACCGTCGCGCAGCCAGACACCTTTCTGATTAAGTGCGCGTTTCTGCCCTGCTGTAATTTTTCCCCGGCAATGCGGACACTCTATGAATGCCGCCTCGCTGGCGACCACAGGGTCGGCAATATTCTGATAACCCTGCACTACGTCTTTCGCGGGCTGGAAGTGTTCGCCGCAGTGCGGACAAGGCCAGTACCAGCGTCGGCGATCGCCACGGTTATATAAAGAAAGAATGCCGGTGGTCGGCGGCGCCTCATGCAGTGAACTGCGGCGCCATTTGGTATCACGAATATCGCGACCCGGTGAGCTCTCCACCAGCGTCATGCCCGAAGACATAAATGTCGTCGTACGTTTTGAGGCCAGCGTAAAAGCGTCCCCCTCACCGTCAATATCTTCGGGGAATCGGTCATAATCCGTCAGTGCAACGCACTTATAATCGGACGAGGATATAATATTAATAGAGGGCCAGCCGATTTTGAGGTAGTTCCCTGCCCGGAATGTCCGGTCGTATACGTTGTTATCATTACGGCGTGGGCTCAGGCGTTTAGCCACTTCAGGGCTGCTGCGAAAGGTCCGGTCAAGGCGCTTTTTGCTGTGCTCACGCGCCTTCTCTTCCGTCATCTGGATAAGCAACATATCCGAAGGGTCACAGACAACGTTGTAAACAATCCAGCCGTCGATCAGACCGATGGTTTTACCTGTTCGGGACGGACCGACGAAGATCACGGCGTCGTACTCGCGGGATGCCAGGCAGTTCATGGGGTCGACAACATACGGTGCCAAATTCGGATCCCAGGGAACGGAGTTTCCCGCCCCCATCGGCACGCGCATATATTGGCTGACCGCATCGGCAACCAGCATGCGCCGCGGTGCGCGAAGAATGCCCGGTACATCTCTCCGGATGCCATGCGCTGAAGCCCGCTTTGCCATCAGTCCTCCTCAGACGTGTCCTCCTCCGGTTCTGCATCAGTGACCTTCTGCGCAATCTGGTCACGCAGATCATCAATAATATTTTGTATACGCATCACGGCGGACGGCGGTAACGCACAATCTCGCTCGAGTACGTCCGGCAGCGTTTCCAGCACCTGAACCACGGCTTTCGCCATCACTGAAAACTCTCTTGCCACATCTTCTGCAGGGATGAGCTGCCCCATGCTTTGTTCAAAGGTCAGACGCTCATTCTCGGCTTTCCAGTGCGCCAGCCGGTCGGACGGCGTCATTTCTGCCACGTCGCCAGAAACCGTCGGGATCATCAATTCGGTTAACACATCGGTGACGGAAAATAATTTCAGTTTCGCGTTACTGCCCGGTGCCGGGTCGACGTTTTTCAGGCGCGCCGCGACCGTCTGCCGATGCACACCGGTGATCCCTGCAAGTTGGTTGATGTTCAGTTTGAGCGAGGCGATTTCTTGGTCCATGATGGTGAACACTTTTTAAACGATTCGACATCTTTACAATTTCGCATACTGCAAAATCAATAACCTGCACAGATGATGATGATGACCCTAGATCGCGAAAACTAGCCGTTTTCCGCGAGTCCGCCGCCCCGTGGCAAGGCCCCCTGCCGGGAGTACCTTTCATTGCTAATAGTTTCATTTGATACTATAATTCAGGGCTGGCATTGCATTGTTACCCGAATTGCACGCAGGCGCATACGGGACACCATCGATAGTGACCTGCATATTAGCTCCAATAAAAAAACCCGCCGAAGCGAGCCTTGGATAAAACTAAATATATATTTAACTTATGCGCTTAGACTTTTTCTTTCCATTAAACGCATCCTCAGTTACATAAAAGATGTGAATCCACATAGAGAAGACAAATACTGCAGCAGCACTAATCCATGCAATTGCAGGAAGTCTTGCGTCCATAAATCCACCATAAGGAATTACGGACCAACAAAGACTGACATATGTATAGCATATGAAAAGAGGTATAAGGTTCAGTCTACTCAGAAGCAATAAGACAGCAGAGACCCCATAAACTAGCGCGAAAGTTAACCCAAAAGACACCTTTGCATGCTCAACTGTCATGAACACAAGGCAAAGGTTGAATACAATAACTTCGGCAACTATAAGCCAAAGATTCCCAATAGATGGACCACCATAAGCAATCCGGTGTAAACTTTTTTTGATTTCCTTCAAATCATCTTCTGTACTCATTTATATACCCTTCTTAAAAAGCGAACAACGTTCGCAACGGCAAATAAGCCTAAGGTGAACACCCTGACTGTGTTCAGGTATATTGATTTTCCTTTTTCATAATGTCTTTTCTACATCTTACTAATTCAGGAAAGCTGGTTCAATATAATTATAAAAAGTGTAGATTGAGGAGTTCAAAGTTGGAAAAAAATCTAAAATAAAGCGCCATTTTTGCATGAGTCTTGTTCAGGATCACGCAGCGCTTTACAGCGTGGCTAACCGTTTAAGTATGCGTTGCACCGTGATAATCGCCATCTTTCAACGTGTAAAGGCGGTTAAAGCTCAAGTGGATTTTATTAGTCATTTAGCTGCACCTATTGAATTTTGCAACGCTTCTGGGCTTCAGCGGCATAGCCCTGAAGATACTGGATCACTTGGTCGTCTCTGCTGGTTGACTCTCTGAGACTGAGAACAGCTGATCCACCTGCTGGCGTGAGGTCGATTTGTACTGCATCGCCCAGGCTGCCGGTGCCGGAAGTGCTGTTCCCGACGAGCTGGCAGGTGGCAAGGTTTGCCGCGGCGATTCGCACCCGGCGAGTGCCAGCAGCAACATCAGCGCGCAACTTCTCATTCTTGGCCTGTTCATCTGCCATTTCCTTCGTGTGTTTGGCATCAAGCTCCGCCAGCGCGGCCTGTGCCGCTTCGGTGCGCGTCTGCTGGTTGGTCAGGTCAATCACTGCCTGATCGCTTTGTTTCTTCAGCTCCGCCGTGTGGGCTTCATTGCGTTTGGAAACGTCGGCATCCCAGCGCAGACCTTCAATCCACCAGGCCAGCACGGCTGCCAGCACAATGGAGACTGCCGTTTTCCAGTAAGCCTTCAGCAGAGCAGTAAACAGCGATGTTTCCACTGGGGGATCCTCAAATGCCTAATGCCTTTTTGGCGACAGAATATCGAGCCTGACGATCAGCCAGACCGTTGTCACCGCCGTTAATGCGTTTGGTCAGCCCCACAAAGTCGCCGGAGTCGGCAAAGCTGTTGCAGTTATTGGCCTTCCAGAACCAGCCCGCCGACCGCGCCGCGTATTCATCCTGCAGCAGCAGATCAGGATTGCTGATCAGGTCGATGCCCAGCGCGCGGCCACAGGCCAGATAATTATCGAGGAACGTGATTTGCTTCAGACCGCGCCCACGGAATTTGTACCCATCACCCGCCGCTTTGTTGCCGTACCGGCCTCCATAGGCAAGATTGGCAATGGCGCGCTGGCGCTCTACCGGCAGAGGTCCTTCCCCATTCCGGCGCCCGAGCTGTTCCCGTTGTGATGCTGTGAGGCGGGTAAACACAGACAGACCGGCGATCGAATAGTTGAAGGACTCGACCAAGGTTTTGAATCCGCCGGACTCATGCCCAACCTGAGCAATAAATGCCGCCTGACGTGCTGGCGTGGAAATATCGAATTCAGCCATCGTTGATACCAGGTGCGGATACCAGCGCGTGGCTAAGTCGGCGCTAAGTGAAGCCGCCCGGGTAAATTGGTCTTTTGTCATTGCGGAAGTCTCAGGACTTTAATGATTTTCGCCACGTTCCCGCGCACGGCGAATATCGCAATGCAGATCACGAGGTTCAGTAAGAGGATGGCCCAGCGCGTGCCGTCGTAATGATCGAACAGGAAACGCAGTGGGACATGGCCGTAAATCAGGATCAGCAGGTAGGCCAGCCACGACGCCCAGCGGCGATGTGTGGCCCCATTCTTTCGAAAGAAGCTCAGCCGGATAACCACCAACGTACACACCACCACGTTCAGGATTACCAGCGGGTCATTTATTACCACTTTGCCCCCTCCACCGATCAATCAGTGATGTTGGGTTCTTTGCCCGGTTGCTGGCGAACGTAAGCAGCTGCACCGCCAGTGCGGAGATAATCACCGCGCCCAAGGCATCCAATGGTTTATCAGGGTAACTGAGCCAGACAGCCAGCTTAGCGCCAGCAACACCGGCACCGAGCAGGCCACACATGAATGAAACGCCAAAATACGAAATGCGACGCCACGCTGACAGGTCAACGGCTGACGTGACGTAGAACACAGCGCCAGCAAAGGCACCGAACACCACGCCGTAATCCAGACCGGTGAACCAGCCGAAGACACCGACGGTGGCAAGCGCCGCTGAAGCCGCTGAAGCTGAAACCGGCTCGGACATTGATAAACCCCTTATCGCTGTAGGTGTCCTCACAACCGAATTGAGGGCATAAAAAACCGCATAAATGCTTCGGATGATGAATTAAAAAGAAATTTATGATAAATCAGTGCTAACAATACGAAAAATCTTAAAAAAGGAAGAGTCTATGAAAATCACTTGGGTTTTGGGTTTGGTTTTAATGAGTGCAACCCTGACTGGTCATGCAGAAGCCCAAAAAAGCTTTCCAGGTTGGACCTACTCAAATAGCACTGAGGATTCTGATTATTATGTCAAAGATCAATCGGGAAATTTGGAAAATGGCATCAGGTCTATGCTCGTTCAGAACGTTCCCAAGGCTAATAATAATGATAAAACAGTGAACTATAGAAAGTTCACAATTTTGGATAAGGACTGCCAAAACGGCTATGGTGCCGTCACTCTTTATACTCCTTCGGGAGAGTTCGTTGCTAAACTTGATTATGTTAAAGGTGGTAACAGTTTAGCTTCGGGCATGGCGGATATACTTTGTATGGTTAAGTTTGCGAAATAATATGTTCTTATTACGCCTCGCCTGCTCCAGGCTTTACCAGTTCATACTCCTCGACATTCAAATCCAGAAACAACAAAACCCCGCCAAAATGGGGTTTTGAGATTGTCTAAGCTTTGTGACTACGTGACCACTCTTAACACGTTACAAGCAAATTTGCGGACCGCGTTAGTGATTTTTTCTTCAATTTAATTTATGTTTGCTTACACACAGCTTACTCAAAATTAAAAGAAGCCGGACAACTCTGGTTGCAACCTCTGGCTGCTGAATTTTTGTTCCACAAGGAGTTCGTATTGGACGATAATAAGGTTACTATTAACTCAGAGGATGAAGCCTTTGAGTATGTTCAGCAGTACCTATCTGGCTATTCCTTACCCGAGCATATTTCTTTTGATGGTTGGCCTAACCTAACGTTTCGTTTAACGGGCAAAAAATTTAATAACAGTCTTACTCCTTCAGTGATGAAAGGGTTTGTTGAGATGCAGGCGCAGATCAATAAATCTTACGCATTGGCCAAATACGGCGTCCCAGACTCAAGAAAACTGACTAAAGAAGAGTTGGATGCCTTAGAGATAGAGGTAACTGTTGAAAAAGGTTCGTCAATTGTGGAAGTAAACATTGACGGATTTTTAACCAAACTTATGCAGGAATTAATCGGCAAAATGAGCCCTCAAGAAATCGTCATTATCGTTCTGGGCGCCGCCTTGATCTGGGGTGGCACATCCCTTTTCAAAAAATTCCTTGATAACCGCAAAGAGATTCGCATGGCTGAAATCGCTAAAGATGGCGATAAAGCTCACTTGAAGACCATGGAAACTATGAGTTCGCATGAAACCGAACGCCTTAAAGTTGTCCAGCAAATCATCCATGAAAAGCCGTTATTAGATAACATGGAGCGCATGTCTTATGATGCTAAGACCGAAATGGTCAAGTCATTTGTTAGAGCCGACACAGCCGAAATTGGTGGTGTCCAATTAGATTCTGATATGGCAAGTGAACTCACTAAAAACGCCCGCAGGCGCTCTACTGAGATGCGTGTGGATGGAATCTATCGCATTGAAGAAGTCAACAACACTGATCCTGAGTCATTCAAGGTGAAAGTTCGCCGTGTTGGCGGGGATCAGCGTTTAACATGTGTTGTTCAAGATATCTTCTTGGATGAGTCAGGTAACAAAGATGCCCTTCAGAAGGCTGAATGGGAGAGAAAACCTGTTCACCTAAGCATCAACGCTAAACATGTTGATGGTGAAATTAAGTCTGCGGTCATCCTTTATGTTAAAGACGTTGAAGAAAAGCCCGAGTGATCGGGCTTTTCTTCATTAAACTTCCATCTCAAGCCTAACATCAAGCATCGACAAGCAGCCTTCGATGAAGCCTTCCGCCATCTGTAACTTTATGCGGATCATCTTTTCGTCGCAGCGATACTTTTTAGCTATCTGGCGTTTAGGAATATCCTTTATGTAATGGTCATGAATGAATTCCCACTCGTCAGGTCGCTTCTGCTTAAGTTTGCCAACACATGAGTCAATGATCATCGCGTCTGAATCAGTGCAGCTAACCGAGCTTGCCGATTCAGGTAACAAACCTTTGAACCCTGCCGCTATGGGCGAGAATTCCATTTCATATCTATGCCGAGACCATACACCCCAACGCTCTAAAACCAGTTGAATATCACGCATTATTCTCTCCACACTTATCTTTGCTTGCCGGTAGCGATAACACCCATCGCCAGCGCGCGGTCTAATGTCTTCATGACCAAATACATCTGATCACCATGTTCTTCTTCCCAAGCCTGGGTATTCTCATGAAGTGAGTCGTGACACCGTCTGCACAGCGGGATCACGAACAGGTCATGCGATTTTGTTGCCATACCGCCAAAGCCATTGCCGGTGATGTGGTGCGGATCATCAGACCCGTTGCCACAGCCGCAGCATGGCTGGCGCTTTACCCATTGGGTGTATTTCGTGTTTTCGTACCGGCGGCGCTTCGGGCGCAGCATGAAGGATTCAGGGGTTTCCGGATCAACGGCCAGCGCCAGCACAGGTTTGATGTTGCTCGCCAGCACTTCACGTGGTTCGCGTTCGCCGGGGTTGATATCGGATTCCTTCAGCTGTTCGCCAGGCGGCCGGTATCTCATCCCCAGCGCCTCGCAGATAATTTCCTCCGGCAGATGGGACGCCAGACCGTTACTGATTGCCCACCAGCAAAGCTCCGGCAAAGTCAGTTGGTGTCCGGCAGGTAACCGGGAGCGTGCACGGATCATCTCAGACACAAATTCAGTGGCGTTCGCCCGGGCCGCTGCATCAAGTTTCACGGATTCTTTCCCGTGATATTCGTTGTCATGGGACCAGCATAAGGACACCACGCCACGCCCACGGCGAGACTGAACCAGTTCGTGATGATGGTACTGGCCGCCAAAGTCGGTGCATTGGCAGCCGCGATTGCGCTTAACCCACAACGTGAGGGCACCCCACCCGCCAACCAGATTGATAATCGGCTCTGATGTAAGAAATATTGCAAGGCGCGGATCAACCGATAACGGCTGAGCCTCTACCGGTACCAGTCCGTCTGCCGCGCCCCGCAGGTCCGCCGGCTCATCGGTGATCAGCAGGCGTTTCCCGCTGAAATGCTGCAGCAGGTCGCCCGGTGGCCGTAACAGCACGATCCCCAGATCCCGCTGCGGGTATGGTTTCAGTAATGCTCTCACGCCGCGTTCTCCTGTTTCTGTCGCAGATAACCAGCCCACAACCCGGCAACCCATTCAACACCCTTTGCCGTGAAGCGCGCCTGACGGAATGCATGTTGGTTATTCAGGCTTGTACCGGTTTTCAACTCAAACCGCCCTGCCTCTAAATGATTGGCCTTTGGCGTCAACTGGCCTTCCAACCGGTAAACAATGTCTTTTTCGAGCAGGAACATCCGAAATTCAGGTTCTTTCGCATGCAGCAATTTGCAGACCGCGCGGAATCCCATAGAGCCCTTAGCCATGACGTACTGATCAACGAATTCAACTTTCGGGGCCGCCAGCGCCAGCTGAGATTCCAGCACCTGCTTTTCTTCGGCCAAGTCAGCAGCCATGCGGAGAGCTTCCGGCAAAGACTGCGGTAACTGGCTTTTCGATTCCAGTTCCTGCCAGCGGTCAACTACTGCGGCGGTGAACTCGGGCGACAGCCGGGCAACCAGCACCAGCGAATCGCGCTTATTGAACCAGTACTCCTGATACTCCTGACCGTTCTGTTCATGAAAATAGGGGGTGTGCGCCAACGGCGCGCTTAAAATTACACCAACTGCGAGCCGTTCAGCTGACCGCTTCACATCGCTATGCTTACTCTGCACCAGCGCAGCAATCTCACGGCTCGACATCGTTACCACTTTTCCTGACAGCAAACTGTTCGACATAATCACTCCACACGTTAAACCGGCTGCACACCGGCGGTTTTGAAATCAGTAATCGTTATTTCTGCCTTCCCATCTTTGGTAACCGGTCCCCATTCGACCGTCATTCGTTTCACCTGGCTGTCGTCCTTCCAGATCCCCGCGTGGGTAAGGCCATCAAACAGCGCCTTCTGGAAATTATCTAAATCGCGTTTCGCTCTGGTCGGCGGGAACAGAACCAGATGCACATCCAGCTCAGTCAGCAGCGCCGGTGGCCGGCATCGCAACTGTTGATAAATCGCCGCCAGCGCATTTGACCGGAAGATCCGCCCGCGCTCGCTGATCAACACGCCTTTTCTGGTGGAGCGCCAGTAACCGTTGACGCTTGGCGGGAATGGCAGGATCAGTTGCATGCAACCTCCCCCGCCTTGATGAGGCTATTCAGCACAGAGTCAGCATGTTCCCGCGCAGCGGTGTAATCAGTGGGATGCAGCTCCCCCTCCGGGGAGACTGCTTTTAACCAACCGCGATAAGCATCAAGCCAAATATTTTGGAGTTGATTCACGCGGCCACCTCTTTATCAGCGCCACACATTTCCGGCAGGTTGGCGCGCACCAGAGCTTCAGCGAACGGCGGCGGAACCGCGTTGCCGCAGCGCGCAACTTGTTTGTCTTTCGCGTATTTAGTGCCCCGGTAGTCCTGATCGATGATGTACCAGCTCGGGAATCCCTGCGCCGCGTAAAGCTCATGCGGTTGAAGCATGCGCATTCCGATATCGACTATCTGATAATCGACGCCTTCCACTGTAACCAGGCCGAACCGGTCATTCGTTGTAACGGTGTGCAGGGATTCATCCAGACTGACGCCCTCTTTCTCGTTGCCGTAGTACTTGAGCAGGAAAGCGCGAACCTCACCAATGTGCAGGCCGCCGGCAGTGATGGTTGGGGCTGGTTGAGTGACGGGCTGGCCGTCTTTGCAGGTGCCACGCAGCTTAATCAGATTGGATGTGACCAGCGCTTGATGATCGGTGGTGGTAACGGTGTGAGCTGGTGCATCCATCGCCGCGCCAGCACCGGTGTAGTTACCGCCGAAGTGTTTCGCGAGGAAAGCCGTGCATAACTGACTTTTGCCGCCACCGCCCGCAGTGATAGTGCCGTTTGGCTCATCAGCAGCGTGTCCAACACTGTTGCCAAACTGCCGGGCGATCACCGGAGCCACCAACAGGTGTTCTGCTTTGCTGGTTACAGTGGTAAGTGGTTTGCCAGCTTCATACGCCATGCGGTCGCCGCCAAAGCCTGTTTGTCCGATACGAGCAATGATTGGCGCTACCACCGCAAACTTATTGCCGCCAGCAGTTACCGTGCCGATCGGTCTTTCGATATTCAGTGCACGGGGAGCCTGTCCTTCACGTTCGCCATAACCCATCTGAATCAGTGCTGGTGCCAGGGTTGCTTCAACCATGCCCAAAGCATGCCCATTCCCACCCGGGCGTTCTGAACTGCCAGCGGTGATCGTCGGCAATGGCTCATCAACTTCCTGACCAGTCGCACCGGTGCGGAATTTGGTGATGTGTGGGGTAACGACCGCATAACCGTGGGTTTTCGTGATCGTCTGAAGTGGCTCATCCAGCGCCTGACCACGGAAGCAGTTATAAACGGATTTGGTGCTGGTGTGATTGCACTTCACGATAAACGGCGTCGGGTTGTCGATTACAAAGCGCTGGATGCCACGGGCAATACGTTTCAAGGTGTTCTCTGCCAGCGGCTTTTTGCGTTCGAAGATGCTCGGGCATGGGATAGACCAATCAATGCACTCGGCTGCGGTGCGGTATGGCGCCAGCTTGCCGCTTTGTACATCGAGAGACTTGGGATCGCCGTGGCTGGCCAATGGCCACTGAACCGGCTGTCCATCACAACGCATCACCATGAAGAACCGGCGGCGAATGGTCGGCGCGCCGAAGTCGCAGGCGCGTAACTCGCGGTGATCGACAACGTAGCCCAGACCGGCAACCAGACGGCGGACATTGTCGCTGTTCACATCAATGTTCAATACTTCGCAGCACTCGGCAATTGCTGGATGATCCGCGGGAACGCCGGTTGTCAGCATGCCAATGAACGCGGCAAAGGTTTCGCCAGCGAGCGCCGGATCCGGATGTTCGGTGCCGTCTTCTGCGGTAAGCAGCGGACCCCACGTTTTAAATTCTTCGACGTTCTCCAGCATCATCACGCGCGGGCGCTTCGCCAGTGCCCAGCGGATCACAATCCAGGCCAGACCACGGATTTCTTTTTTTACCGGTTTGCTGCCCTTCGCTTTGCTGAAGTGACGGCAATCCGGGCTGAACCATGCCAGGCCAACGGGACGCCCAGCGGTCGCCGCAATGGGGTCAACATCAAACACCGATTCGCAGTAATGCAGCGTTTCAGGGTGATTGGTGCTGTGCATCGCAATGGCGTTCTCATCATGGTTGATCGCGATATCCACGCTGCGGCCCGTTGCCATTTCAATACCGGTGCTCGCACCGCCGCCGCCCGCAAAATTGTCTACGATGATTTCTTTCATGCTGTTGCTCCCATTGCGCGGGCCAGTGTGCCAGCGGTGTTAATGATTTCAGCCGTTGGCAGGCCGTCCATTTTCAGGCGATTGATGTGGTGACGCAGTTTGTTCTGGAGGTGGGCGGCAAGGTTTGAAGACTCAGCCACCTGGTCGAAGAGGTAATGCACTTCGGCTGGCCACACCTGGTTATTGGTTTCTGGTACCGGAATAATTTCGGGAATATTTTGCGGTTGGTTTTGTTGTAAGGCGCCAGCCAGCACAGCCAGATAATGACCGGATAAGGATTTCACGCGGGAATTGCGTGCCGGCGGGATCGTGGTGAAGGTCGCAGGCACCAGCTCGATATCGTTGAACGGGTTTTCATTACCCCAGTGATGCCAGCCAGCAGCATCACCACGGCTGAACAGTTCAATGCGGGATACTGATCCGTAAAGCTCTTCGAGACGGAAGCGCACCTCGGCTGGCTTTTCGCTATGCTCGCCGCGGCAGCTGTATACCACCTGCTTAACGCTGGCGCTGAGACGATCGAGGCCAGAACCACGAACTGCGATCAGCACGTCTTCGGTATTGCCGCGCGTGTAGTTGCCGCCATTCATAACCGTTTCGACGTTCAAAGCATCCATGAAGTCTTCAAGGTCCATCATGGTCTGCTCTGCCAGTGCGCGCTCAATGCGGCTGCGGGCCTGTTCGTAGAGTTTCACCCAGGTGAAGCCCTTCATGGTTTTGACTTTAAAGCCCCACGCCTGCGCCAGCTCAACCGCTTCTGAAGCGAAATTGCCGGTGTACCACATTGCGAGAACGGCATTTTCATCGGCGATAGCCCACACCGGAAGGCGCTTCATTTCTTCGGTTGGCATAGTGCTGTATTGATCGCCCGCTGCGCCGTTGCTTATTTTGTTTGAGTACTGCCACGCCGGATCGGCGTAAATCAGTTGATATCTCATGCTGCTTTCACTCCCTGCTGGCGCTGGGCGCATTCTTTCCAGATGCGGTTCCAAGTGCTGATCGCGAAATCACTACGCATACCGCGTACGCTTGCCTTACTTGCCTCGGTGCAAACCAGTTTTTCCAAATCACTCGGGGCTTTGGCCGCCGCTACGCCACTGATGAACCGGCGATAAGCTGAATCGCGTTCTGAGGTATCAACAGCTACTTCGCCGCGATCCCACTTACCGTTTTTACGGGCTGGGCGGCCAGCACGATTCCATGCGTTGGCTCCCTCGAGATAGCCAGGGAACTTTGAAGGCTGGAACAGCGTGGACGGTCGCAGGTATTCGGCCATTTCCAGATCGCCGCCCCACTTGGCATGCATGTAATCAACGGTCAGTTGCTGTTCTTCACGGGTGAAGCCTTCACGCAGTCTGGCGCGGATATTATCCAGAGAGGATTTGCTGACCTGATAGCGTGAGCCGGTGGTCTGGTTCAGGTAATTCAGAACCTGTTTAGCCTGATCAGTAATTTCGACTTCTGCGTCGGTCTGCGCAGCAGGCTGACAAGGGGTTTTAATATCTGATGGATCTTGTTTTGAATTTACTAACGGATCCCCCCCAGATTCTGGCGGGTGAAAACCGGTATTCGTGCTCGATTTTGATGCGTCGGATTTTGACCGGTCAGATTTTGATGCGTCAGATTTTGATGTGTCAGAATCTGACGGTTCAGCAGCAGCACGAAGCTTAGCGATATTCAGCTGGTACATGTTCGATGTATTGCGGTTTCCCTTTCGGCGCTGGGTGCTGGTGATCCAGCCGTCAGCCTCAAGTTTACCAAGCGTTGTACGCACAGTGCTTTCACCTGCACCCAGCTGGCGGGCAATCGTAGTGATAGACGGCCAGCACAGGCCCTCGTCAGAACTGAAGTCAGCGAGGCGCGCCATAATGGCCACCGCCGATATTTTTAAACCGGCAGCAGCGCAACCATCCCAGACGTATGCGGATAACTTAACGCTCATAAGACCCTCTTAAACTTTCGCCGGAATTGTTCAGTAGGCTGGGCGCACTCATGCGGGTAGCCGGCGCGCATGAAGATGACGCGATCACCCGCTCTGTCGAAGCCCACGACGTGTACCACAACGCCCCACCAATCCTTGTAGTTCCGGTCCAGCTTCTGGATTTCTTCAGACATGCGCTCACCTTCCGGCTGTGCTCACAGACATAAACTACCCACCACGCAGCGAACTGGTAGTTGCAGGGGATCCAGCGGTTACCTATCATCACTTCATACGAAAGAGAGCCAGCGGCCCCGCCTGTCGCAACACAGCGGATTTGCGGAACGCCAGCTTTTATGAGTAGACTGTTCATGCGTTAATTACTCCACACGATTTGTTAATGCACCGACGCCTCGGGACTGCACTCCTGAGGCGTCAACCCTTTCATGCAAAGCCACAACTGACTTCACGTACTCATCGCGGGCAGCCAGATGCTTACGATGCAGAGCCATAATTTCGGCCTTTTCGTCCTGGTCAATAACGCCATCATCTGCAATTGACGCATTGATTTGCTGATCAACCTTCCCGCTCTTTGCCGCTACCTTTACCCCTTTGATAAACAGATCAACGTGGTCCAGTTCGTCACGATTGGGGATTTCAACGAAAAAGCCCCCACGGCGCTGAGCAAAATAATCCGCCAGATGGTTGGTACCGCTGATGTCTTGCATCGCCTCCAATTCAACGATTTCGAAGAACCGGCAGCCGTTTTTTTCGTACAGGTTGTTGTTGAACTGCGTTTCAGTCATTCCCAGAGCGCCAGCCATTGCAGACCGACCACCGGGATAGGCTTTGCACATCGCTTTAACTACTGATTTCAGGTCTACCATTTCTCATTTCCTTCGGTAGTTATGCTCAGGCAGCTGAGTCTGTAGTCTTTTCATAAAGCTCAGCTTTGAACTGAAGCTTTCCCTTGGTTCGGTATGCAGCTTCGGCTGCCCGTCCTTTCGGGATTAACTTCCCGGGGCGATTACGCCATTGATAGACGGCCTCGCTGGTTATCCCAAAAAAGGCGGCAACTTTCTCTGCACTGCCGAAGTGTTTTTCGATGTCGTCTGTGGTCATATCGCCTCCATAACTAAGTTAAGTTAGATACTAAATACTAATCTTTATTAGGTCAATAAAAACTAAGATTACTTAGCTTTATTTAATTCATGGTGGTGAGATGGAAACGGTCGGCCAGCGGATAAAATCGCTAAGAAAGGTGACAAAAACATCCCAGAAAGATCTGGGCAAATTCTGCGGCGTGAGTGACGTGGCGGTGGGTTATTGGGAAAAAGACGTGAACGTGCCGAGTGGTGAGTCTCTTTCTAAGTTGGCTAAGTTTTTCAACACGTCGATTGAATACGTACTTTACGGCACTGAGTTTGAAGATAAGCTGATCACCAGAATGCGGCGCATACCGGTCATTTCATGGGTCCAAGCCGGTGCTTTCACAGAGTCAAAATCACCTGAAACCTTCGCAGATATAGAGCGATGGGTAGAGACATCCCTTAGAGTGTCGGGTAATTCTTTCGCTTTAGAAGTTAAAGGGGATTCTATGACAAATCCCAATGGCCTCCCGACCATTCCCCAGGGTGCCACGGTTATCGTCGACCCTGAGGCAGAGCCTGTTAATGGGAAAATCGTTGTTGCCAGAATAGATGGCACAAACGAGGCAACCGTTAAGAAACTGGTTATCGATGGGCCACAGAAATTCTTGGTACCTTTGAATCCTCGCTATCCAAACTTACCGATCAACGGTAACTGCACCATCATCGGTGTTGTCAAAGGCGTTCAATACGACCTTTAGTCCCTCTCCAAATTCCTGACTATCCCCAAACCAAATTAAACTAAGTTTAGTTTGGTTTTCCGCTTGACCATAAAACTAAGTTAAGTTAGATTTATTCTAACTACAGCACAACGACAAGAACACTGGGGGGTTGAGGGACTCACTTACCATCAACCCGATCTGACCACAGTCCCAGTGTTCTTCCCGTTGTGGTGAATGCGCAGGCTGATGCGCTATCAAAATGCGCCGGAGCCAGTCCGTAAATCCGGGCCGCTATGGACATATGCCGGAGATAGTTCAGCACCGGCCACCGCAACCGCGAGTTGATCCAGCGCGTTATCTGGTCAGTGACCTGCCTGCACTCTCATGGCAGTGACAGCTGGGAAAGACGCGCAAGTCCAGACGATATCTGAGTGACTTAAAAAACAGATGTGAGCCAGTGGGAGCCTGGCACATAACGGAAAGAGCACTGACGGTGAGCAAGCTGGCGAAGCTTTCACAGTCCGACAGTCCCGATAGTGCTCTCTCCGTTGTGGCAAGCATTAGGTGATGGTCGGGTTCCCTACCCGATTGCGGGTTCGACTCCCGCCGCCCAATCAGATCGACGTGGAACCTCGATAATTGCTGTGTGTAGTTGTCTTTCGGCGGTGGCATGACTCTTCAACCATCCAACATCAGGGGGAGCGAAGATAGTGTTCTGATCATGACCACCGCCAATTTTTTCGCAGACATAGACAAGGGCCGCTGGCACCCACCCAGCACGCCCTGTGCATTACCGGCCGCCCTTGTCTATGTGTGTGAGTAATTTCCCGCGGTGTGCGCCGCGATAACGAGGACATGAAAATGGCTGAAAGTCGTATGACCAACGTCCCGGAGTTTCTCTCCGAACTGGACGCCGGTATTTTCGAAAACAAAATCGCCGCCGCGCTGAACACTGCCGCTCTTGGTGTTCTGAATAATGGTGGTAAAGGCAAAGTAACCATCGAGATTGATGTTTCCCGGATCAGTAATTCGATGGAAGAAAAACGCGTGATGCTGGCTCACAAACTGAAGTTCACAGCACCTACGCCGCGCGGGAAATCGTCTGAAGAAGACACCACCGAAACCCCAATGTACGTGGGTAAAGGCGGCAAGCTGACCATCATGCAGGAAGACCAAGGCCAGCTGTTCACCATCGCCGGGGATCCTGACGGCAAACTGCGTGACGCGCGATAAGCATCGTTTAACCATCCGATAAAAGGAAATCATTATGTCTCAAGTTTTAGACGCATCAGCAATCAAAGAAGTCAGGGATATGTCGCTATCCGCGCTGCTGGAAGAGCGCCTGTCCTCAGCTGATTGCCCTGCTGTTGCTTTGCCTGAATCAGTCCGTATTCATTCGCTGGAAAGCCTGCAGGACGGCCGGTTCCGGTTCCGTGGGAAGATGGAAACCGCCAGCATTCAGGATTTCTCCCGTTACTGCAAAGATTACGCAGGCGAAGGCGTCCGCAGCTTCATCAACGCTGACAGCATGTCGGCGGTGACCGTCTTTAACCTCGGCACGCTGGTCGCACCAGGGCACGCGGATAACACAGCCGTTCTGAAACTGAAACGCACCGCGCCATTCCAGGCACTGCTAAATATCAACGGCGATAAAAACTCACAGAAAGATTTGGCTGAGTGGCTGGAAGACTGGTCTGAATTCCTGCTGGCGTTTACCGCTGACGGCGAAGTATTGGACATCAAGAAAGCGATCGGCGGCGTCCGCAAAATCACCATCGAAGCATCCAGCTCTGCAGATCACGAAGATAGTGATTTCGGCGCTAAACGCTCAGTGATGGAAAGCGTGGAGGCGAAAAGCAAAGAAGCCATGCCTGCGGCTTTCGAATTTAAGTGTGTGCCGTATGAAGGCCTTGGCGAACGCCGATTCCGTCTGCGCTACAGCGTGCTAACCGGCGGCAATGCTCCGGTGCTGGTTCTGCGGATCGTGCAGTTGGAAACAGCTGAAGAAATGATGGCCACCGAGTTCCGCGAACTACTGGAAGCCAACTTCACCGACGTTGAAGTCGAAACATTCATCGGTGAGTTCAAAGCCTGATAGCGCGGCCTTAAATGCCCTGACCTACTGGGGCATTTAGTGAATCGTTATTAGTGAAATTTAATTGCCAACTCTGGCAAGGGATTCGTTCACGCTGAAATCTGAGGAAGGCTATTTCATGAAACTTGATATTGCATATTTCTTGGTGCTCGGAGTGGTAATGGGAATGACTTATTTGGGGATGCAGCCATGAAAGAACGCCCTATTTTATTCAACGCTGAAATGGTTAAGGCCATTCTCAGTGGTCGCAAAACGCAGACGCGCCGGGTTATCAAATTCCCTCTTCGTGATGTGAACATGGGTTGTGAGCTCGCTGGAAATGAACTAGCAGGAGAAGTTGCAGCCGGTGATTACCGCAACTGCCCTTTGGACCAGCCAGGAGATCAGCTGTGGGTACGTGAGGCTATTTTCCCAGCACCATTGGAACTTCAGTCGATACCACCACGGGAAACTCTGTGGAACATCGCATATCGCGATGGCAAGCAACTGGAGAAACTTGCGCCAGCGGCATACAACCCAACGATTTATAACTATGAGCGCTGGACGCCATCCATCCACATGCCGCGCTGGGCCAGCCGTATTCAGTTGGAAATAACCAAAGTCGGCGTACAGCGTCTGCAGGAAATCAGTTCAGGTGACGCTGTCCGTGAGGGAATTTGTCAACTTCCGGCTTCTGGCCGCTACTGCATCAATCCCGGTGACCAATATTTCGGCGGTGCCAGTCACAGCGCCAAAGAAGTTTATTCCTGGTTGTGGGAGTCGATTTACGGCGAAGGCAGCTGGCAGGCTAACCCGTGGGTATGGGTGATCGAATTCGAACGTGTAGCGCCAGCAGGGGAGCAGCCATGACTGATAAAACACAAATGGAATATTACTTTGAGTTCCCTGCGTCATACGGCTTTCAGGGCGACACCTATGTTTTGCTGATGACTATTCCGGGCAGAACGCTGACCAGAGTTTTGTCGTCTGATAATTTCGGCCACGCACTGGACCATTCACAGCGCGAAATTAACAAAACGCGAGTTAAAAAATTCCATGACTATTTAGTCAATTCAGTTGAAACCAAAACGGCATTCATTATTCCGCCGCTGGTTGGCAACTGTGATTCTGATATTGAATTCGAACCGTTCGGCAACACGAACGTCGGCATCGTAAGATTTCCAATGGATGCAGAAATTAAATTATTTGATGGTCAGCACCGCGCCGCCGGGATCAGCGATTTTTGCCGGAACTACAGCACCTCAGTTTCAGTTCCTCTGATGCTGACACAGAAATTACCGCTAAAAGTAAGGCAGCAGTTTTTCTCTGACATAAATAACAACGTCTCTAAACCGTCCGCCGCCATCAATATGGCTTACAACGGAAGAGATGCTGTTGCCCAAAGCATGGTGTCTTTCCTGTCTACTCACGAACTTTTCTCAGTGATCACTGACTTTGAGCACAATGTTGTTCCGGCCAAAAGCGAGTTGTGGATCAGCTTTAAGGCGCTGAGTGATGCAACAGCAAAATTCTCTGTCAGTAAGGGGAAAGAAGTCTCAACAGGTGATATTTACGACATCTGGGAGGCGTGGCTTAGCCTTACCGCTATCAAGGATCTTCACCATTCTGTTTCACCCGCTGAATACAAACGGGATTACATCCAGTTCCACGCCGTGATGATCAATGCATTCGGCTACGCAATTCAGGAGCTGCTTAAACATCGTCCGGTTCAGGGGGTTGTGTTGATGATCGAAGAGTTAGCCAACAAGAGCACATCTCTTGATCTGGAAAACTTCTTCGAGATTTTCAATTGGGGAGGTATTTGCGCCAATACAGACAAAGAGCGGCCAACGGTAATTGCCAGTATTCCAGCTCAAAAGGCGGCCGGCCAGCGCCTGGCTCTTGCGATTCAACAGACATCTTTCAAACCGGATATTGCATGACTGAGTCCAACCGTTCGCATTTAGTCAGAAGGTTACTTGTGAAACGAATGCTGAACCTGTGGTTTGTTCCAGTTGAGTTTGCGCCAGCAATGCCACCAGGGAAGAAAATGCTCTGGTGGCGAGCTGGGAAATATTACGGCCGATTTCGGATCAGCCAGTAAGCCGGTGTGCAGCCGACAATAACTAACCGTGTGGAGAATACTTATGAACACAGCTTTTTTATTAATGGCCGAGTTTGAAACAGCCACCATTAGTCTCTCAGATGTTGCAGAGCGCTATTTCGGAATGAAGCCGTCAACGGCAGAAAGCAAAGCGGCCATCGGTCAATTTCCGGTACCAACCTTCCGCGCCAGCGATAGCCAGAAGTCGCCGCGGATGATCCACATTCAGGACTTAGCGGATCATCTGGACAGGCAGAGGCAGAAGGGAAAGGAGCTTTTCGAAAGCATGCAAAGCAGAGCGTGA